TCGTCGCCGGTCGTTTCCATCGCAATCGGAATCTGCGGCTTCATGTTGTAGCTGCCGCACTTCGGGCACGGCGCCATCGGCTGGCCGTACACCCACTCCGCGCGCTTAGCCGGGTCTTTCAAGTTCATCATTCGTCGTTCCTTTCGCTTCGGACAAAGACGCCCAACAAGGCAATCGAGCGGGACCGTCCCTAGCGGGCCGGCCCCTCATTGCCAGCGTTAGGCCTCAATCCCTACGGCCCACACTGCGGCCGAAGAACCAGCGCCCATCGTTTTTCCCGTACTCGCGGTCCGGTGGTGTGGCATCGGTGCTGCGGTAGAGGTAAGGGCGCTGGCCCTTGTGCCACATGAACACGTACCAGAAGCGGCCGAGCTTCACATCCAGCCACAGCCACAGTGCATCGTTGTTGCGGCTCATGTAGTTCACCGCGAAGCTCTCACCTACTCGCATCGTCTTTCCTCTGTTCGCAGGCCTGGGTCACGCTTCGGGGCCAAGGCCTAACCCGCAATTCGAGCCGACTCGCTACGGCCTGCGGCCTTCGCTCACGGCTCAATTGCAACGTTCGGCTTCAAGGCGCGGGGTGCGCAGCCCTGAAAGCCTCGTGCTCGGCCATCTCGCGGTTGAACATGCACTGCGCCCCGCCTTCCTTCTTGGCTGCGGCCAAGTCGGGCAAGTGGCCCGGGCCTTCCAGCGTGTTCTCAATCCACGCCATGCCAGCGTCGCTGCCGTTCAGCTTCGCGTCCACGTAGGCCGCGCGCATCGCCATCACCTGCTGCGCCACGATGTCGCCGAACGTGATCGCCCGGCGCTCGCTCTTGGCGGCTTCGGCCTTCAGTTTGTGTACTGCGTCCAGCGTGCGCTGCGTGCTGTTGCAGCCGTCTTCCGGCAGCCCTAACGCTGCGTCTATCGCCGCCAGCGCCTGCGCCATAGCAACCATCACCGGGTCCACGGTCACCGTAATGTGTCCATCTGCCATCGTCACTCTCCAAGGTTGAATTCACGCGCTCCGGCTACAGCCGAACTGGCGCATCAAGCGGGACCGCCTGCGGCGGCCCCTTATGCTGGTTGTTCGGCTTCAGGCTGCGGCTCGCAGCGCCTTCATCGGGAACAGGTCGGCAGGCGTGCCATACAGCTTCGTCATGGGCTTGCCGTCCAGGAAGTGGCTTAGCGCGCTCATCGTCTTGTTGTACGTTTCCTCGCGCAGTGCTTGGCTGTTTGCGCCCCGCAGCGAGCGCCCGAAGTCGCGCAGCCGAATGGCTGCGGACTCGTGCTCGCCGTCCACCATTCCCGTGCGCAGCACCTGCAGGAACCGCTGAATCTTGGCGCGGTCACGGGTGTACGCGGCCTTCGCGCACACCGCCAGCATGGCGGCGTTCATGCCGGCAGTCTTCGGCGCGGCAGCGCACACCAAGTCGATGACTTCCGCATGGTCTTGGTACGCCTCCAGCAGCTCGTCGAACGACTTCGCGCCTTGGTCGCGCGGTCCCCACTTCAGCATCCGCGCCACGCCGGCCCGGCGGCTCTCCACCTCGGCGCCCAAAAAGTTCGCCACGTCGTTCAGCGTCCGCACCAGGCCCCGGTCCATCATGGCAATGGCTTTCCGCGGCACGTTACGCGCCACCAGCAGTTCCTGGGCCTTGCCGCTCTTGGCAATCGCGTTCAGCGTGTGCTGGCCGTTGCCCAGCTTGCCCGTGTCGTCGAAACACACCGCCACAGGCTTGCGCTCCCAGTTGTCGGCCTTCATGTCGCGGGCGTACTGGTCCACGGTCGGCTCGCGGAGCCGGCGGTTGCCGGTGTTCTGCTCCAGCCACTTCTTCGCAATCGCAGGCGTCACCATCTCCACGGTGAGCGTCATCTGTCCGTACTTGAGCATGCTGCTCTCCAGGTTGTGCCGCACTCGCGGCGGTTGAATTCACGCGCTCCGGCTACAGCCGAACTGGCGGGTCAAGCGGACCGCCTTCGGCGGCCCGCTTACCCTTGTCGTTGGGCGTCTCGCGCCAGTCGGCGCCGTGTTCCCGCTCGTAGTCGGCAGCCGTGTGGCACTCGCTCGGGAAGTGCAGTCCCGGCATGCAGCACTCGCCGGGCGGCAGGCAGCAGTCGAACTCCGGCGGGTCGCGCGGCTCGTCGTCGTAGTCGGTGCAGCCGTCTTCGCAGGTGCGCATCAGGGCGCCTCCCACGGGCGCTGCAGGTTGCAGGCCGGCCCGGTCACGGGCTTGTCGGTCAGCAGGCCTTGGCGCTTGCACAGCTCGCGCAAGTAGGCAATGGCCTCGGGGCCTTTCACCACGAACACGGCCGCCTCGGTGTCAGCCACCGTGCAGCCGGCCATGAACACGCTCACCGCGTCGGTGTCCTTCTCGGCCGCGGCCAGCAGTTGCGTCACGGTCTTGCGGTCGTCTCGCAGCACGGTGCGCTGCGGCTTCATCGTGTCGGTACTCATGGTGTCATTTCGCTCCGGGCGGCAGCCGCCCAACAGGTCGTTGCAGCGGAGCGCGCAACAGCACCGCGCTCCGGGTTCAGGGTCAGCGGCGCCCGCTGAACTCGTCGTTGGGCCGCTCTTCGCCAGCCGCCGCTGCGGCTCGCTGCATCACGTCGATCGCCGCAATCGCTGCCGCGGCGCGGTCTGGCACGTCGTGCCAGCCCCATCGCGTGAGCGGTGGCTCGGGGCCGCGCAGCGCGACCGCGGTGCGGCTCAGCAGGTCGCCAAGGCGATCGCGTAGGGCGTGCAACTCGTCGACCTCGGCGGCGAGCCTTTCGAGCTCGGAAGCCATCGCAGAGAGCATCGACATCCGCACAGCCGGAAAACCGTCGAGTGCGTGATCAACTTCAAGGAATCGCACGGCTCCCACCAGATCGCGCCAGAGTTCGACCACAGAAGCGTCACGGGCCGGCGCTGGCGGGCGGGATGCCAGGCGGTTTGCGATGCGGTCACGCAGCTGATCTGATCCGTGGAACTTGCGCGCGATGTCGGTCAGGTCGTTGACCAGTTCGCGTTGCTCGTGTGGCTTCATGGTCGGCACCTCGACGGTGTGGCACTCAGGGCAGAGGAAGGCCCGCTCGGCGTGCGATCGCGGGTCGTCAGCGTGCGGGCCGCAGTTCATCGAGCAGACCTTCGTCCGCGGGTCGAAGCTGGCCAGCGCGGCCGGGTCGGCGCGGATCCACATCAGCGGCGCGAGCGGTGGCGGCGGTGTCTTGTTGCTGCGCTTCATTCGACTTCGCCACCGGTCGGCAGCTGCGAGGCGATCCAGAGGAGCACCGCGGCCAACCCGTAGAGCAGCGCGACAACGATTGGCCAACCCTTGCCGGTCGCTGACGCGATGAACAGGTTCAGCACTGAGCAGACGCAAAGGGCCATCGCGGCCAGGGCATAGCCCAGTGACACGCCTCCTGGCTTCACGACTGCGGCCTCGCCGGCACGTCAGACTCGGGCCGGATGGTGCTCGGCGGTGCCGGTGGGCGCATCGCCATCGGTGGCACGTGACCGCGCTGCACTGGCTCGAGCTCGATCGCGACCCATCGCTTGCCGTAGGCCGGGAACGATCCCTGGCGGCGCGTCTGGTCGACAGCGAGTTGCTGGCCGATGTGCATTCCCCAGAGGAGCACGAGCAGCATCACGGAGAGCGCGACGACGACGATCACAATCGCCAGTGCGATCGCTACCGGTAGGGCTTCGAAGACCGACATGGTCGCCCCTCGGTCAGCGCTGCGGGCCGACATGCTGGGTCGGCGTGGGCGCCGGGCCACCGGTGTCGCGCGGGCCGCAGTTCACGCGGTTGGGCTTGGTCACCGTCAGCTGCGGCTCGTCAAAGGTGACGCCCTCTTGCGGTTTGCCGTCCTTGTCGAGCTTCTCGCTCTGCAGGGTGCAGCGCACGCAGCCGTTCAGCCATTCGGTACGCGCGATGCAGACCCCCTCGAATCCGGTCACGCTGTCTTTCGCTTTGTCGCCGAGTCTGATCATCTTCAGGTCTCCAGGTGTTGCCCGTGTGGGCGGGTTGGTCAGGTCGAGGCCGGAGCGTCCGGCGGCGAGAACTCCCACGGCACGCTGCCGCGCTTGTCCTTGAGGTGCACACGCGCCGCGAACCACGCGTGGCAGGGCCACCCCTTGCGGTCGGCCTGGTGACAGAGAAACGGCACGTCCTCGACGATGCACTTCGTCAGGTCAAGCTGCGTCTGCAGGCACCCGTTCGGCACGGTGCCGTAGGTGCCGGCGCACGACTTGCACCGCTCGTCCGACTCGCCATGCCTCACCAGGTCAGCCACGGCCGGTTCGATCAGGCGCGCGGTCTGGAAACCGGCCAGCCGACCGGCGGGCGTCACGCGGCTGTGGTCGTTCGCTTCCTTCATGATCCAGCCTCGACGCGCTTGAACTCGACGACCCAGACCCACGGGTTCGCGTCCCAGGATCCCGCTCCGTTGATCTCTTCCCAGAGCGTCGCATAGGCGCTGGCTGCCGGGCGATGGCTGAAGCCGCCGAGTGCTTCTATCAGGCGGCCGGACATGCCCGGCTCCCACTGCGGCGTCACGCCTTCAGCAATGGCGTCGGCCTCGCTGATGTCCTGCAGCCGCTCGACGCGGACGGCGGTCACTGCAAGCGAGATCCGGCTGGCGCTGCGCGGCATGTGGATCGACGGACGCCAGCGATCGCACAGGCGATACTGGGTCGTGCCGTCGGCGGCATAGACGAACGGGCCGGCGTCGTCGCTGGCCGAGGCGGCGGCGTGCACGTGATAGGCCCAAGTCTCGCGGACCCAGAGCCGGGCGCCGGCCTGGCCATATGGGCACGGCAGCGGATTTCCTCCCTGGCGCAACAAGTCGTCGGTGCTGCGGTGTTGCCATGCGCGATAGCCACCGACAAACCAGTACGGTTCGCCTCCGTGCACGGCCTCTGGCTGCGGCTTCAGAGCGCGCCTCGTCTGCGTCTTCGTGCCCGCGAGCAGCGCGCGCACCATAGGCGCCGAGAACAGGATGGGCCGCCACTTCACGCGCCGCCTCCGGTGGTCGGCTTGAACATCCCGTCGCCATGCAGGCCGCGCAGCAGCTGGCGCAGTCCAGGGTCAAACGCGCCGCCGCCGCCGCTGGCGGCCGGGTGATCGAGCTCCTCCTCATAGGCGCGCAGCAGCTGCTCGCAGATCGGATAGACCTCGAGCACGCGCGCGAGCGATGCGATCTGATCATCAAGCCCGGCGACCTCGTGGTCGATCAGCACCTGGAAGATGTTCTCGGCGCCGCCCTTCGTGCGCACGCGGCGGCGGCGCTTGAGCAACGCCTCGCGCCGGCCTTGCGCCTGGTGATAGCGAACCTGCGTGACGCCGTTGGCCTTGGCGAGATCCGCCGACACGCGGGCCAGGATCCCGGCGGGCGAGTCGATCGCGGCGAGTACCTGTTTGAAATGCACGATCAGACACTCGCGGGCCAGCCGGGCGAGCTGAACCGCATCGGGGCCGAGGTCGAGATCGGCGTCATAGGCTGCGCGAGCGTCGGCGTCGAGCAGCGTGTCGCGCGCCTGGTTCAGCGCCTGCATGCGCTCGGCATCGCCGCCCCGGTCGGGGTGGTGCTTCTGCGCCTTGCTGCGGTAGGCCTTGCGGATCTCGTCGAGGCTGGCGTCGCGGTCGACGCCGAGCGTTTCGTAGTGGTTGCGGTCGGTCATCAAGCGGCTCCGGTGCTGATCGCGTGCTGTTCGCTTGCACGCGCTGGCGGGTTGGGCCATTGCTTGAACTCGGCGCCGTCGAGGCTGCACCCGCCGGCGGTGGCGGTCGGCCCGCCCCATTGCTTGAAGAAAAACGGCACGGCGAACCATGTGCACTGAACCATCATCGAGCGGAGCCATTGCGTTTGCGGCTGCCGCGCGTTGGCGCCGCTCTCACCGCCGACGATGACCCAGTCGAGCGCGCCGAGCATGCGGCCGCCGAAGATCTCGCCGAGGATCGGCTCGACACTCAGGAACCGCACCGCCGCCGGAACCGCGAGCAGCTTCGGCACGTCTCGGTCGAACTCCTCCTGATTGACGACGGTCGCGCCGAGCCAGACGTTCGCCGGCAGGCCGTCGCGCGGCATCCCTGGTTGCTCGAGCATCCGCGCGACGTTGCCGATCCGCTTCGTCAGCACGAGCCAGTCGAGGTGCGGCGTTTGGCCGATCAGCGCGAACAGTTCGGCGCGCCACGCTGGCGGCGCTTCGTTGTCGAACACGTCGGCCAGGCTTGCGCAGAACACGCGACGGTGGCGGCCGTGCTCGCGTTCGAACGCTTCGTGGTCGCGCTCCCATGCCAGGGGCTGGCGCCAGTTGGCCGGGCTGGTGCGCTCTCGCGCCTGGCCGGTGCCCCATTTGACGCGGTGCCATCGCTGATCCATCAAGGCCTCGGCGTAGCAGTGTTCGCAGCCCGGGCCAACCTTCGTGCATCCGATCCACGGGTTGAAGGTGCTGTCGGTCCAGGCGATGCCGGTCGTCGCTGCCATGATGGTTGCCTCGGTTCTGCTACTGCACGGTGCCAGCGTGCACGCCGACGAATGCCGTCGTCGGGTCGGTGACCTTGCCGTCGACCGCGGGCGGCGGCGGGAGCTTCGGCTTCGCGGCGCGGCGGCCCTTCGGCTTCGTCTCGGCGGCGGGGCCGGCTGGTGCGCCATCACCGGCGGCGGGCTCGCTGGATCCGCCTGCGGCGGCCGCGGCGGCGTCGTCGCCTTCGGTGCCAGGGAAGGGCCAGTTGTCGCCGCGCTGGGGCTCAGGTGCCGCGGTCTTCGGCGCCTGGTCGGGCGCGTCGGGGTGGTCGCGCTTGAACGCGTCGACTGTGCCGTCGATGGCCTCGGCGACCTTCGGCCCGGTCAGCGTGACCGGCACCTCCTGGTCCATCATCATCGCGAGCTGCCCGATCGCGCGTTCGTCGATCTTGCTCGTCCCGATGCGGAAGCGGAGCTCGACGGTTCCGCCCTCGCACAGTTCAACCACGCGCAGCTTGTCGAGCTTGCAGTCCGTCAGCACGACGGCTGTCGTGTCGTCGATGCCGTACTTCACTGACAGGCGCCAGCCGATGAACTTGCCCTTGATGGCGATCGTCCCGATGGCAACACTGCGCAGCTTCGGGAAGTGCGAGACCTTCGCCTCTTCGATCTCGAGCTGCCCGGTGTCGCTCTCCACCGAGCGGTAGAGCATTTCGAGCAGACCGGCATCGATGTCGTTCAGGACCGTGTTCGGCCCCTTGTACTTGAGGCCGATCGACAGGGCCGGCGTCTTCTCGTCACCGTGCATTTCGCGGCGCGGGGTCACACTGACGATCGTCACCGGGGTAGGGGTGGTCAGTTCGAACATGGAGGCCTTTCGGGGGTGGTGGTGGGTGGTTGCTGATCAGCGGGCGGCCAGTTCGGCGTCGCGCTTCTCCCAGATGGCACCGAGCCGGATCCGGGCGTCGTCGTCTTCGACGCTGCGCAGCTCGTCGGCCAGAACCGCCAGCGTGTCGCGGTCGCCGCAATCCTTGAGGCGCTTCTCGAACGCGGCCTCGCTGAACACCGGCGCGCCGGCGGTGGCGCGGCTTCGGCCCTGCGCCGGCGCGCGGCCCGCGGGTGGTGCAGGTGGCGGCGGTGCGGGGTTCTTCGCGGCGGCGGCGCCGGCCTGGCCACGGGGCACGACCTCGCCATGATCGTCAGGCGCACCGAAGTCGATTGTCTCGGCCGGCTGGTGCTGCAGGGCTGGCGGCTCGATGCCTTCCTCGACGACGGCGCGCGCCACGTCCGGGTCGGTCATCGCGCGCAGGTCGAGCGCCGAGGTGTCGCCGGTGTTGTCGATCTCCGCGGCCGCCATCAGCGCGTCACCGCTGGCGATGGGCAGCTGCTTCGCGTGTTTCTTGATCGCCGACTTCGCCGCCATGTCGTCGACCCACATGATCCAAGGCGTCTCGGCAAGGTTCTGCTCGGCGCGGGCGCGGGCCTTCGGATCCTCGGCGGTCTCGATCGCGCGCAAGAGCGAGCGATAGGTCTCGCTCTTGCCGCGGATCTTCTCGATCTCGTCGAGCGGGAGCACGTAGGCCGACTCGCCGCCATCGCGCAGGCCGACGTAGGAGAAGGCGCCGATCAGTTCGCCGCGATTGGCGAGCGCCTTCGAGTAGCGCAGGAAGCTCGACGAACCGAGCTGATGCTCGAAGGTGTCGCCGGCGTGGATCGCCTCAGCCACCAGCGACTTGATGTGCGGTGAGCGGTAGGCCAACGTCACAAAGCCGCGGGCGCCGATCTGGAACTGGCAGTCGAACACGTCGACCCAGTTGTTGCCGACCTTCGCGCGGCGCTTGTACGGGATCAGGAACGCCTGTTGCTGCACGGTGTTGGGCTCGAGGCCCAGCGCGGCCGAGGTCATCATCGCGCCGAGCACGGTCTGCGGGTCACACTCGGCCAGCTTCGGCGCTTTCTTGACCGCGTTCACGCAGAGCCGCAACATCCGGTCGGCGCTCATGAACTTGCCGGCGACTGCGGCAATGCCGGCGTGCACGCGCTTGTCGTCGAGATAGTCGAGGATGGTCCGCGGCCTGGTCTGCACCTGGCCGGTCGCTACTGCTTTGAGTCCTGCTGCTGTCATCGGGGCGGGTCCTGTTGTTGGGTGGTGGGGCGGGGTTGCTCTTCACTTTCGATTCACGAAGCGCAGCACGCGCTGCACGCCGGTATCGGCAAACATGGCGAACCAGTCCGGGTGCGCGGAGCGGAAGGCCTCGATGTCGAGACGCGTCGAGCGCTGGCCCTTCCACGACATCAGCGGCCGGCCGTTGCGTGTCAGCCAGGTACGGGGCCTCATGTAGTTGCCGATCTCGAACGTCAACGCGTCGTCGATTTCCTTCAGGCGCTTCATTTCGTCACGCGTCTTGCGCAGGCGTTCAACCTTGTCGGCGATGTCCTGCGTCGCTTCGACGGCGCCACCATCGTCGACCGGAAACAGAGCCTTGATGTCGTCGAAGTCGATCGGGTTCGGCGCGCGGTTGCTCCGCACGTGGTCGAACCAGAAGCGCACGAGGCGCTCGCGCATGCCGGCGATCGTCTCGTCGTCGCGCACGGTCCAGAAGATGTCGACCTCGTCGAAGCTGCGCAGCGCGGCGACGAGGCAGTAGCGGCGGCCGGTGACCATGAGGCCGTGCATGAATTGCGCGGCGTACTCGATCGGCACGTCTTCGGTGTCGACGTCGCCCCACTTCTGGCGCGCGAACCCGCTCACGCTTTTCGCGTCGGCGTTGATGTGTTCGCCCTTGAACTCGACGATCTGCGAGCCGATCACGGCAGAGCCTCGAAGCAGCAACTCGAAGTCAATTTCAGCGCGGAGGAACTCGTGCTCTGGATCGGTGTACCGCGAGTTGATCCCGAGCAGCTCGACGTCGAGGCCCTGGTCGCGCAGCTTGTCGATCACCATGTCGCGAATGAACGGTTCGAGCTTGTGCCCGCGATCGAACATCCGCTGCCGGGCCTGCGTCACCTTCGGCGCTGGTGCGCGGCCGGTCTTCTGTTGCCACAGCTCGACGGGCGTCGCCCATGGGCTGAGACCCATCACCGCGGCCGCATCGCTGCCGCCGAGGAACTGCGATCGGTCGACGTCGTGGTACACCCGCGCCACTGCGCCGGCTGGGTCAGCGAAAAGGTCGGCGGCCATCGGTCAGTCTTCCAGGTCGATCAGCGAGATCCGAAGTTCGTCGCGCAGAGCACGCAGCGCCCGGGCGCGCAGCTCGTCGCGTTCGCGAAGGCGGCGGATCCATTCCAGCTCGGTGTCGCAGCTGCGGATCTGCGCGCGCACGTGGCGGCGCTTGAACCAGCGCGACAACGCGGCGAAGGGTGCGGCGGCCAGGCGCAGCGCGGTGTTCATGCCCAGCCCCCGGAGATCAGAACGAGGAAGAGCGCGAAGCCGATCGCGATCGCCCAGTCGTCCCAGCGGTGCCACGTCTTCATTCGGGGCGCTCCTCGTTTGATGTGCTGAGGTCCTGCCACGCGCGCAGCGCAAGGTGGACGGCCAACGCGGCGACGGTGATCCCGAGGCACACGTAGGCGAAGGCGAACGCGAGCTCCTGAGCGCTCAGGCCGTTGATGCAGGTCAGCGGCATCGCACACGCTCCGCAACAGCGGCGTCGGCAAAGTCGAAAGCGGCGCGAGCAGCTGCAGCGGCCTCGCTATCCGGGTAGTGCTGGGCAATGGATGCGAGCACGTGCGCGGCGTAGAAGTCGCGCACGGTCAGTTCGCGGATCACCAGCGTCTGGCCGCGCGCTTCCGCGCTGGGCGGGCGCGTGGCAAGTTCTTCGAGGCTCGGGAAGGGCTTGTCCATCGGCTCGGCCTCGCGTCAGAGGTCGGCCGCACGGCCGAGCACCGCGGCGACCAGCAAACCGGCGCCGGACCAGAGCAAGATGGCGGCGGCGATGCTCATCCGCGGCTCCTGGCGGCGGTGAATTCGCCGAAATCGCTCTCGGTCACCTCGGCGACGGGGATCGGTTCGTCGATGCGCTCGACCGTGATGTGCACGCGCCCGGCCCAGCTGATGAACTCGGCCGCGCCCTTGTGGGCCAGGATCAGGTCGGCCAGCGTCATCGACTGGCGGGCCTGCGGCTGGGTGGTTGCGTCTGCCACGTCGGGTTCCCCTTGTGCGCCTCAACTGCGAAGCGAGTAGAGGGAATGTAGCGCGGCGCTAAGCGATTGGCAATAGTGCAGCGCTAAAACTTTGGCCCTCTGTTGGGGGGGATTTACACCTATTCACGCAAGTCGGGGAGAGGCCTGGCGGCGCGCATTGCTGCATAACGTGCGGCAGTGTGTGCACGCTGGGAGGCGGCTGTGGCAGAACATCATCACGACTATGGATCGGCGCGCATGTCGACCGACCCCAACGGGGGGCTGGCGGTAGTCGAGATCAAGGGCCTGGTCACGCCGGCAATCTCGCTGCAGGTGTTGCGCGACAACGCCGCCTTCGTGGCAGCGCACCGGGTGGCCGGTCAGGTGGCGGTGTACTCGGGGGCGGCGCTGGCCATCACTCCGGAATCAATGCTCAGGAACGCGAAGATCGCGAGGGCCGAGGCGCCGGAGATTGCGCTGCCGACGGCCATCGTCGCGCCGCCGGAGGCGTTCGAGATGTGCCGCAGTTACTGCGCGCTCATGTGCGAGGCGGGATTTTGGCGCCGCGCATTCCTGAGCTTCGAAGAGGCTCTGCAGTGGGCCGCGGAGTATTCGGCGATTCGACAGGAGCTGCTGGCGCAACGCCGGCCGTCGCCGACTGCAGCTGATCCATCACTCGAAGAAACAGCACGTCGCGCGACTCCCCGGCGGGCAGTCGGTCGAAGGCCGCGGCCAGGGCCATAGCCGCCCGGGTCGGCCCATGCGACCCCGGCGTCACCGCTGACAGTTCGCGAAGCGCTGCGGCCTCCACGGCCCCGCGCTGGCGTTCGCTCAACGACTCGAAGCGGCGGCGGTCGAGCAGTTCGAACGGCCAGAAGTCGGGGTCGTGGTCCATCCAGCCGCGTGGCTTGCCCATCGCCAACTCGATCGCGCGCGCCAGGTCGGAGCCCATCGACATTGGCGCGCCGGTCTTGGTCCCCTTGTTGGCGGCGGCGATGTTGTAGAGCTGCGCGCTGCGCGGGTTCGTGCCGCGGCGGCGGTTGATCTCTGCCAGTCCGCCGAGGTGCTCGACTTCCTGGCGCAGCTCTTCGAGTCGCAGGCGCCGGATCTCTTCGATCGTTCGCATGGCTGGATTGGACCGCACCGGGTCTTCCCTGAGGCTTAGCGCGGCGCGTTGCATTTTGCTTAGCGCTGCGCTATTCTGTGCCCGCTATTGGCAACCACCGAGAGACGACGGCAACCGATGAAGCTCCACGAATACCTCAGCCAAGAGCCTGGACGCGGCGCCAAGCTGGCGCGCGAATCAGGCAACCCGCAGCCGTCGATCTCCGGCTGGAGCACTGGCAAGGTGCCGTGCCCCGTGCACCGCCGGCCCGGCATCGAGCAACACACCGGCGGCGCTGTGCCGTGCGAAGAGTGGGGCGACGATGTGACGTGGTGCCGCGTGCCGGATCCGTCGTGGCCCTGGCATCCAGACGGCCGGCCGACGATCGACGTCACCCGCGCGCAGACGCGACCCGCACCGCAGGCGGCGTGATGCCTGCGTTCCGTATGACCATCGTCGCCTACGCGGTGCAGGCGCTGATCGCGACGATCATGGTCGAGGACCTCGAGCGGCGCGCGGCCGCAAGGGGCTAGCGCATGCGGGTCTACCTCAGCGGCCCGATGACAGGCCTCCCCGACCTGAACTTCCCGGCCTTCGCCGAAGCCGCGGCGCGGATGCGTGCCGCAGGCCTGGAGGTCGTGAACCCGGCCGAGCTGGTCAGCACGCCGGGCCTTCCATACGGCGAATGCATGCGGATCGACATCGCCGCGCTCGTCACGTGTCAGGCGCTGGCCCAGCTGCCCGACTGGAGCCAATCGCGCGGCGCTGGCGTCGAGTTCGCGGTGGCGCGCGCGATCGGCATGCGCATCGGAGCCGTCGACGACTTCCTGCACGACTCCTCCCCCGTCGATCTCGTGGTCGACGGTTCTGCCCCGGCACCGGCTCGCGCTGGTGCCGGGGCTATTTCCTCCGACTCTTGAGGCCATGAATGTGCTCATGCATGCAGTGTCCGCAACCCGCTGTCCGTCGCTGTCCGACGATGCGGGGCGCGGTCGGAAAGGCCAGGCAATGACCGGCAGCTTGTTCCACGAGTCGTTGTGCGACGCCTTGCGCGAGTGCATCGCGGTGTGCGGCGGCATGAAGGCCGTCGGCGCCAAGCTCTGGCCGGAGAAGGACGCAGATCACGCAGGCCGGGCATTAGCCGACTGCCTCAACGACGCCAAACGCGACAAGCTGTCGCCCGAGCAGGTGTTGCTGATCCTGCGCATGGCGCGCGCGCATGGCTGCCACGTCGGCATGGCGTTCATCTGTCGCGACCTGGGCTACTCCGACCCGCAGCCGATCGAGCCCGAGGATGAGCGCGCCGCACTGCAGAGGCAGTTCATCGAGTCGACCGCGCTGCTGGTCAAGATGGCCGAGCGCATCGAGGATCTCGCGCGGCCGGTGGCCCAGCCCAGGCGGACCGCATGAACGTCGCCGAAGTCAACCTGCAGCGCGCGCAAGAGCTGGCAGACCTCTTGCCACGGCTCGGCTACATGCGGGCCCGAGTGTTGCCAGACGGCAGCGTCGCCGCGATCTCCGACCTTGCGTTCACGCGGGCGATCTACCTCGGCTGCACCTCCGAACACTGGGAGCGCCGCTATTGCTTCGCTAACTATGCACTGGCCGACCGGCGGTTCGCTGAGCTGCAAAGCGAGGACGACGTGCCAGCCGGCCACACTGCGGCAAGGATCCTGCGGTGATCGAGCGACTCGACATCGGCAACGCCACGATCTATCACGGCGACTGCCTCGAAGTGATGCGCGACCTCGACATCGCCGTCGACGCCTTGATCACGGACCCGCCGTATAGCTCGGGCGGCTTCACGCGTGGCGATCGCACGAATCAGACCACGGCCGACAAGTATGTGCATTCGGGCATCTATCGAGACGCCGAGCACAACGTCGACTTCTCGGGTGACAACCGCGACGCGAGATCCTGGGGCTTCTGGGTGTCGTGCTGGCTGGCGATGGTGCAGGAGCGGATGCGACCCGGCGGGTATGCGATCTGCTTCACCGACTGGCGCCAGTTGCCGATGCTGACCGACGCCTTCCAGGCCGGCGGCATGGTCTGGCGCGGCCTCGTGCCGTGGGACAAGACAGAGTCGAGCCGCTCACCGCACACCGGGTACTTCCGGCATCAATGCGAGTATGTCGTCTGGGGTTCCAACGGCCCCCTGGCGGCAAGCAAGCACGGCGGTCCATGGCCAGGCGTCATCCGTGAGCGAGTCGACCACCGCCAGAAGCTGCACATGACGGGCAAGCCGGTGCAGCTGATGTCCCAGCTCGTGCAGTGCGTGCCGCCGGGCGGCGTCATCTTCGACCCGTTCATGGGTTCGGCCTCGACTGGCGTCGCTGCGCTGCAACTCGGGTACCGCTTCGTCGGGATCGAGAAGACGCGCCACTATTTCGACGTTGCCGCCGAGCGGCTGCGCCATACCGTCGCGAGCGCGGCGTTCCTGCAGCCGGCACAGGAACAGGCATCGATCGAAGGCCTCGACGTCGACCAGGTGCAGGACGGCGGCGAGTCGGCTGTTGTCGAGGGGCAGGCCTGAGCATGCAGCAACCATCGACCACGCGCTGCAGGCCTGGCGACCTCGCGATGATCGTCGCGGCCGATCCGGGCACGCCGACGCAGGATCTCGGCAAGCTGGTCCGCGTCGTTAGCCTCGGGCATGACTGGTCATATGCAGGCGATTCGCGGCTGCACTGGCGCTGCGACACGTTGGGCCAGCGCATGGCGGTGTGTTTTCCGGACGGCAGGTTCTGGGGCTTGTCGAGTGGCCGCGAGCAGATCGAGTTCCCGGATCTGCATCTGCGGCCGATCCGCGGCGACGGCCTCGCAGAGTCGGACGACATCGAAACGCCCAAGCATGTCGAGGACGCCACCGCATGAGCGACCGCATCCGAACGACGCCCGACGTGCGCTGGCGGTTCTCCGGCGTCGGCATCACGCCGACCTTCCGCTGCATGGGCTGCAACCTGTCGCGCAGCGGTATCGGCTCGAAGGGCTCCGGGGTCTTCAAGCGGTGCGCGGCGTGCCTGGCGGCGAAGGCCGAGGCGAAGGCGAAGGCGGCGGCGTGAACTACTACGAGCACCACCTCGGCGACTATGACGGGGCCACCGCGCACCTGTCATGGCTGGAGGACTGCGCCTATCGCCGGATGTTGGGCCTCTACTACCGCACCGAGGCGCCGCTGCCGGTTGATGTTGCTCGCGTGTGCCGCCTGGTGCGCGCGACCACGAAGCCCGAGCGCGACGCCGTGCGGCAGGTGCTGGAGGAGTTCTTCGAGCTCACCGACGACGGATGGCACAACGCCCGGTGCGACGAGGACATCGCGGCCTACCACGATCTCGAGCCAGAGCGCGAGGCCAAGCGGGAGAACGCGAAAGAGCGCCAGCGCCGCGCGCGCGAGCGTCGTGCCGCGCTGTTCGAGACGCTGCGCGGTCACAACATCGTGCCGCCATATGACACGACGACGAAGACGCTCGAAGCGCTGCTGTCACGCGTGACGTCACAACCTGAAGTCACGCAACCCGTCACACCTGTCACGCGTGACGACACGGCTACCCATACCCAACTCCCAACTCCCACCTCCCAATCCCAGAGTACTCCTACGGAGAAGGTGGTGTTGGTCGCCGCAGCGCCGCCACCACCGGATCCGCTGCCACCGCCGCCCGCTCCGACACCTGCGCCGCCAGCGCCAGCGCCCAGCGCCGCCAAGGCGTCGCCCGCACGAGGGACGAGGCTCCCCGAGGACTGGAAGCTGCCCAAGGCCTGGGGCGAGTGGGCGCAGCAGGCCTACCCCCATTGGGACGCCGACACGGTGCGGCTGATCGCGGAGAAGTTCCGCAACCACTGGAAGGCCGCGACCGGCAAGGCGGCGACGAAGCTCGACTGGCTGGCCACCTGGCAGAACTGGTGTCACTCCGGCATCACGCAGAAGGAGCACCCGCCAGCCAAGCCGGCGCCCCCGCCCAAGGGTGGCGGGCTCGCGCCGGAGTGGGCGCAGGAACGCGACGCCCACCGCCGGGCGTTCTACGGCCCCGCGGCGGCGAAGTCGCCGGACGGGCAGGTCATCGACATGGAGAACGACCACGATGCGACCGAACGCCTCACGGGTTGACCAGCTGTTCGCCAAGCTGTCGGTGCGCTACGGCGACGCCTTCCTGCGGCAGTGGTCCGGCGCCGATCCCGAGATCGTGAAAGCCGACTGGGCCGAAGTGCTCGACGGGTTCAGCGATTCGGCGATCCACTACGCGCTGCGCTACCTGCCAACGCAACCGCCGAACGCGAACGCCTTCCGCGAGATCTGCCGCCGGGCGCCCGAGCACGAGCAGGCACGGATCGCCGGGCCGACGGTGCGGCCGGATCCGGCCCGCGTGCGCCAGCTGATCGCCAGCGTCACCGAAGCGAAGCGCGACGGCTTCACGCCGGCCGAGCGCGTGGCGGCCAGGTTGCGCGAGATCGAGGCGGCGAACGGCGGCGTTCTGAGCGAAGCGCAGCGTCACATGCTGAACGCCTGCGAGCGCCACTGCGCGCCGCTTGCGTTGGCTGGCGATCAGTTCAAGGCCGTGCCGCAGGACGTCTGGCCGCCTGGCATGAAGGCCGACGCCATCGCTTAGCCAGACCATCACCCAGCAAACACCGAGAGACCATGAAGACCGAGACCAAGTTGACACTGAAGCAGCGGATCAAGGACCGGCTGGCAGAACTCAGGGAGGCGGGCGCGACGGCGAACGAGCTCGCCGCTTGGCTCGAGGCCAGCTACGGCAGCACGTCTGAGGCCTGCTACATGCTCTGCCAGAAGGGGGAGATGGCCTCGCGCAAGGTGGGCGCGCCGGGGAAGTCGAACCAGCTCAAGCGCTACTTTCTCACGCAGTACGCGCCACCGTTGGCCAACATCACCGCCGCGGGCAGCCGACCCAAGACCGCGGCCCGTCCGAAAGTCTTCGACCACGCGCAACCGCAGACCCTCGCCGCTGGCTTCGCCTTCACGCGTTGCCCAGGATTCGAGAGGATCGCAGACCAGCGGCCGACCGTCACGCCGTTCTTCTCTGCGCGGCGCCCAGGCGACTACCCGCTGCACACTGGCAGCGCCATCGAGCGCGCGCTGGAGTCTGCAGCGTGATCCTGATCGGAATCGACATCGGCGTGACGGGCGCGGTGGCCGCGATTGACGCGCACGGCTCGCCGGCGATCGAGGACATCCCGACGCTGGTCGTGCCTGGGAAGCGGATGGTGCGGCGGCGCGTCGACCCGTGCGGCCTGGCGAAGATCCTGCGCCGCATGGTGCCCGCCGGCGAGGCCGCGACCGTCGTCTTCGAGGATGTGCACGCGTTCCCGGGTACGCGCAATAGCCCGCAGAGCCAGGGCAGCCTCATGCACTCCCGCGGAATGGTCGAAGCCGTGGTCGAGCTGGCCCGCTTCAGCGTGCACGCCGTGCAGCCGTCCGCGTGGAAACGATTCGTCGGCTTGATCGGCGAGGACAAGCGCGAAGCGTGCAAGGTGGCGGCGACGCTGTACCCGGCGGCCTCTCTGATGCTCGAGCGGCTGAAGGATCACAACCGGGCCGACGCGCTGCTGCTTGCGCACTACGGCAGGAGGTGCCTCGCATGAGCAAAGATCAAACCGGCGCGGCTGCGCAGCTGCGCGAGTTCTTCAAACGCAACCCGGGCGAAGAACTGAGGACCACCGACATCGCGCTCAAGTTCGGCTTGACTGAACAACAGCTGCATGCGCTGGTGAAGTACCTGCGCAAGCGCGGCGAAATCGAAATCGAAACGGTGCGAGTCGTCAGGCTGGCGCCCAGCGTTGGCCTGCCGTGAAGCTCTACCTCGTACCACCTGGCCGCGGCAACTGGGCCCCGATCGTGCTCACCGTCGAGCGCAAGGGCAAGGCGCTGCAGCCGATGTTTATCCAGCGGAACCAGCGGTTGCCACTTGGCGGCGTCACGTACCGCATCAGCAAGGTGACCCCGTGAACCGCAACCACGAAGGAGAAGGCAAGATGATCAAGTTATCGAACGACGTCCTCGCCGAGATGCATCGGCTGGCCGAGCAGGCCGGGGTTCGACTGCACCCAACGGCCAAGCAAGCGGAAGAGGCTGCAGAGCGCGCTCGGGCGGCGGCGAGCTCGCGCAAGTTCGGCGAGTCGGCGTTGCTGTTCAAGGCCGAGAAGTCAGCCGTCGCCGACAAGCCGTCGGCGCATCCGACGATCAAGATCTACACCGGGCGGCGAGAGCTTGTCGGGCTGAAGACGGTCGGCTACGGCGTAGCAAGCGACGAGGTCGTGAACACTGGCGACGGTGAACCGCCTGTCCTCGTTCGGCACGACCCGCTGGCACAGATTGGCAAGATCGAGGACGAGCGAAAGGTCATCAACCATCGTGCGAACTGCATCCTGCGAGGCGGTCCGGCGGATGGCGCGATCATCTACCTCGCCGATGTTCGCAACTTCGCATTCGTTCGAGGCGATGGCGTTTGGCTCTACGAGCGAAGCCAATGCCACGAACTCCGGCGCGATCGATCGTTGTCGGTGTTCAAGTTCAAGGGCAAAGAATCGAAAGGCGAGACGAAGCCCGACGGCTGGCCAGCGTTCGACCCTGGTGAACTGCGCAAGGTGCTCGAGTCGTTCGGGTTGAAGCGGCGCGACATCGACGCCGAAGTCACTGCCGCGATGTGTCGGGCCGTTCGTAGCGGTCAGTCGATCAAGGATCAGGCCGAGGCGCTGGCGCAGATCGCCGGGGACTATCAGCGGCAGTTTGAGACAGTGGTCGCGCAGCTCGACGCGCTCAACGCGTCGCCGCAGCCGCCGACGCGCCGTCCAGGCGTCAAGGCGCCGCTGGCCGGCCTGCTGACCACCGTCGCCGAGGACCACCGCCTCGGCCGGTTCAAGGGCTGAAGCGATGGGCGCCGCCGTCGTCATTCGCTCGGACTACATCACGCGCCGCGTGTTGGAGCTGGTGCCGGCCGCCAGCGAGCCGGAGTTCCGCTTCGACGGCTCAGGCCTGGCCGGGTGGTTCAGCGCTACGGTCGAGGGCAAGCGGCGCACCGTCTCTTGGTGGCGCCAGGTCACGGTCTGGGTCTCGCCTCTGGACGATGACGAGATCGCGGCGCACATCGCGAAGGAGCTCGCGGCATGAAGCCCGAGAAGCTCTCGATCGAGGACGACCCGACCGGGTTTAAGGCCGGCGACTTCATCGAGGTCAACCGCTGTCTGTACCGGATCGACCGCGTCGGGTTCGTCGTGCTCGAAGCCTCGCGGGTGCCGGTGCGGCGCCTGTTGGGCTGGGCGCTGCGCAACGCGTGGCCGTTCCGGTTCGCTGGGTTCTGGGGTCGCGTGTGGACTCGATGAACTGCACGCCCTGCGTGTTGGCGCGAAGCTCGGTGTGGCACGGGACTTATCGCACCGGCTGCACCGAATGCACGGCGCGCGCGATTGCCAGGTCGAACGCGGCCATCCGCGCATTCGATGCCAGGCACGCCGGCGACCGCGAGGTACTCGACAAGCTGATGGCGCTCGCGATGCCTGAGGTCGCGACCGACAGGGCTGAGCGCATGGTGCGCGCATGGTGGGACCGCGACCACCCGGCCACCGAACAACTTTCAGAGCCTGCGGCTTGATCGCACCGCAGGCCCAACCCAAGCCGATCGTGGAGACCTCAACATGGCAACGAAGAAACCCGAAGTGAACGCCGAGATCAGCATCACCACGCTGGTCGAAGGCCACATGACGTTCTGCATCCTCGGCACCTCGCCGCTGATCTGCAATCGCATGTCCGAGAAGGCACAGCGCGAGCTGCTGATGCCGATCAAGAAGACCGCGGCCGACAAGGCCGGCAACCTCAAGCACGACCCGATCGCGGAATTCCGCAACTCGCCGTACCGCATGCGCGACGAGAACGCGCCGACGTTGCTCGCGCTGCTGCCTTCGATGTTCAAGCAGGCGATGTGCACGGCCGCGCTGCGCACGCCTGGGGCGAAGAAGACCGAGATCGAGCAGCTCGTGCGCGTGAACTGGGCCAACCTTCCGGTCTACGGAGTGCCGCGGGTGTTCTGCGCCGTCACCAGGTCGGCCGACATGAATCGGACGCCGGACATCCGCACGCGGGCCATGCTGCCCGAGTGGGCCTGCATGTTCGACGTGCGGTTCGAGAAGCCGATCCTCCGCGAACAGACGATCGCCGACCTCCTATCGGCCGCCGGCCGCGTGTCGGGCGTCGGCGATTGGCGGCAGGAGAAGGGCAGCGGGTCGTTCGGCTCGTTCCGGCTTGCATCGGCCGACGACCCCGACTTCGTGCGGATCCTCAAGATGGGCCGCGCCGAACAGCAGGACGCGCTCGACAACCCGCAGGCCTTCGACGACCAGACCGCCGAGCTCCTGGAGTGGTTCGACGTCAAGCGCAAGGAGCGCGGCTTCGCGCTGCAGGGCAACGGCGAGGCCGCGCCGACTCTGCCGGCGCCCGCACGGGCCCGCGCCAGCCGCAAGGCCAACGGCCACGCCGACGGCGTGCTGGTTTCCTGAGCAACTGCCGGGCGGCGCGCTTGATCGCCGCCGCCCGGCGCTGAAGCACGAAAGGACGATGGCAGATGATGACCGCAGAGCAACGCAAGGCCGTCCGCGAGCGGCTGGCACAGATCGAGGCGGCGAACGGCGGGCGGTTGACGCCGGACGACGTCGTCAAGGATGCGAAGCGCAAGGACAGCCCGCTTCACGATCTGTTCGAGTGGGACACGCGCAAGGCCGCGGCCGCCTACTGGGTCGAGCAGGCGCGCCAGATCATCACGAGCGTTCGCGTTCAGGTGCGGACCGACTCGACGAAGGTCAGCGCGGTCTACTACGTGCGCGACCCGACGGCCGAACACGGCGAACAGGGCTACGTCTCGGTGGCCAGGCTGCGCAGCGATGCGGATCTCGCACGCGATGCGCTGGTGGCCGAGTTCTCGCGCGTGGCCGACATGCTGCGCCGGGCACGCGAACTGGCGGCGGTGCTCGACGCTCAGCCAGAGGTCGAGAGCCTGCTGCAGACGGTGGTCGGCCTGCGCCAGCGGTTCGCGCAGGAGACGGCGGCGCGGCAGTAGCGAGGTAGGCATGGCACGGATTGGCTAGGCCCGGCGTGGCGGGGCGCGGCGCGGCGGGGCGCGGCGCGGCAGGCAAGGAATGGCACGGCGTGGCGGTGAACGGTGACGCGTGGCCGGCGACGCTTGGAAAGGCGCGGGTCGGCTTGGTCTGGCGGCCTGCGGGCTGGCAGGCGTGGTACGGATTGGCGAGGCCAGGTCCTGCCAGGCGAGGCGAGGCAGGCGCGTAGAGGTTGCGTCTGGCTGAGATAGGGGTGGCGAGGTGAGGCAGGCAAGGAATGGCTCGGCATGGTGCTGAGCGGCCCGGCGGGGCTAGGCCCGGATGGGCGGCGAACGGCCGGCGTCGATACGTTTGGAAAGGTAGCGACGGCGAGGCTGGGCGAGGTCCGGCAAGGCAGGCGCGGACTGTCTAGGAGTGGCCCGGATGGGCGAGGTCGGGAACGGCAGGCAAGGAGGGGCTCGGTCCTGAGAGGCTAGGCATGGCGGGGTTCGGCAGGCATGGAGCGGCAAGGCAACGAGCCGCCCGGAATCGAGGGGCGAGGCAAGGCAGGCGAGGCAACGTCTGGTCGGGCACGGAATGGCTGGGCGCGATGAGGCAGGCGTCGAGTGGACCGGCGCGGCGTGGCGTGGCTGAGCGGGGCAAGGCGCGGCAGGCGAGGCAAGGATTGGTGCGGCGACCCAAGGTTGGGCAGGCGCGACAAGGCAAGGACTGATTAGGTCGGGGATGGACTGGCAAGGCAGGCGAGGCCATCGTGGATGGGCGACGCCAGGATGGGACGGGATCGGCCTGGCCGGCTAGGCACGGTCTGGCGCGTCGAGGTCCGGCACGGCAAGGTCAGGCAAGGCCGGCAAGGTATGGCCAGGCGTGGCGCTTGAGGTTTGGCAACGAGCGGCTGGCCTGGCTCGGTATCGCACGGCAACGGAAGGCAAGGCGCGGCCGGCGGGGATTGGCATCGACTGGCGAGCTGGGGCATGGTGTGGCAGGCATGGCACGGACTCGCAAGGCAACGCGGAGCACGGCAAGGACTGGAGTCGAGCGGCAGGCACATCACGATCAACCGGGGCACCGATGAACGACAAGGATCCGAACGAACGACCCACGATCGCCGAGCGCTATTCGACCGCGCTCGCCGCCGGCTCGACGCGCATCGCGGCACGTGCGTCGAGTGGCGACGTCGTGCTGGCCGCGGCACTGCAGGGCAACCGGCTGGGCGCCGCGCTGTTGCGACTGCAGGCCGAGTATGACGGGGTGCGGGTCAACCTCGAACGCGCGGGCGCGATCAAGGCCCGCAACATCGAGCACGCGCGCGAGCTGCAGAAGCGGGCTCAGGAGTACGAACGCAAGGCGCGCGACGCTGAACGCGAACACCTCGGCGTCGAGGCTGCGGTGTTCATGCGCCAGGCGCAGCGCCTGCACGCTGAAGCGCTGGCCGTACCGAAGCGCACACCCGACGAGATCAAGTCGACGCGCGTGTTCATCCTGATCGAGCTCAAGACCCTGACCGAAGCGAAGCAACGGGTCGGCGCGCTGGCGCTGGCAATGTCGGAGAAGCGGAAGCGGCCGATCGAGCCCGAGCTGGTGCTCAAGCTGGCCGGCCAGGTGCTCGACGTCTTCCTGGATCCGAACTGCCACGAGTGCGACGGCACCGGGAAATCGGGCAGTGCATACCTCGGCGAAGTCGAACGGCAATGTCGGGTCTGCAAGGGCGTCGGCCATCGGCGCGACATCATCGGCCGCGGTGTTTCCGAGGTCACCTTCGCGGCGGTGTTGCTGGGTGAACTGCAGCGGCAGGTCTCCGCGGCGGCGCGCGGCATGGTGATCGCACTCAGCGCCGAGCAGCGGATCCACAGCGAGGCCGACGCGACAGACGACGTGCAGGCCGCGCTCGAGCAACTGGCCCACCGCCTGGCCGACCTGCGCAGCGAGGAAGCGGATCGTGATGACGTGGTCGAGAAGCTACCGGCCGACGACATCGCGGCGCCTGAATCGTGATGCGCTACACTTGCGCCCGTCTGCGCATCGCCACCCACCCCACGACGGTCGAGACTCTCGCGGGGAATTCGTCCGGCGTTGGCCGGAAGCCGCACAGCGGCACCGAGGTTGCGCTGCCGCATGAGTCGAACACCCACCGCCGAGAAGGCGCAAGGGTCTGAGGTAGGCCCGGGCCGCATCGTCGACCCGGGCCGCTCCTCTTCAACCCAAGCGCGACCAGCTGCAGCGATGCGCTGATGTCTCCCCCTTGCGGGGCAATACCTACCGAACCAAGCCGGCCCCGCGCCGGCTTCGTCGTTTCCGGGCCGCGCACCCATAACGCTTGAGGCTTGCCCATGCCGACAGTCGTCACGATCACGGTCGACGGCGAGCCCGCCGGCTGCCCCATCCCTTCCCCGACCCTGGCCGATGTGATGGCCAAACTCAACCAGCTGCAGGAGCAGATCACCATGAACCAAGCCGAACTTGAAACCGCGCTGACTGATGTCGGCACGCGCCTGACCGAAGCGTCGACGGAGATCGTCGCGCGCCTGCAGGATCTGCAGGACGCCATCGCCGCCGCCGGCAACACGACCCCCGAGGTCGACGCGGCCCTGGCCAACGTGCAGACGCTGGCTGCCGCCCTGGCCAACATCGTGCCCGACGCGCCGCCGACCGAGCCGCCGCCCGCCGAAGATCCGCCGCCGGCTCCCTGATCCCAGCTGCGTCTTCGCAGATTGCCCGCCTGGCTGGGGCTGCGGGCTGGCCAGCCGGAGGTGCGACGAACACCGGCAGCCGCCGACGTGGAGCGAGCACGGCTGCGTCTCCACGGCGTCAGTGCGGCGTGCGGCGGCAACCCTGAGGCGTGCACATGGCACAGGAACGGATGATGATCGAGGTCCGGGTGGCATGGTGGCTGCGGCCATACCTGCACGCCTTGGCCTGGTTCTGTTCGCTGCATGAGTGCGAGCCGGACCCGGAGAAGCTGCAGCGCGTGGTGCGGCGTGCGCTGAGGGTGTCGGCTGCGCCCTGAAATGGGCAAGGTGAAGAACCTGAAGTCGGGCGTCTCAGTGCTCGACGTTCGGACTGCGGCACCGTTGCCGACGGCCCTTCCGTTCAATGACCGCCGCAGGGGCACGATCACGCAGCAGGGTTACGGGTGGGCGTGGCAGCAGCTGCGCTTGCGGATCCTGAAGCGTGACGGCTATCGGTGCCGGTGCGACGAGTGCGCCGAACTGAAGCGCATCCTGCCTGCAAGCGAGGTCGACCACCATGTGCCCAAGGCTCAGGGCGGCAGCGACGACCCTTCGAACCTGCGAGCCATCAACCGCGAATGCCACAAGGCAAAGACCGCGCGCGACTCTCGCGGCGAAACCTACAGGCACCTCCGCGCCGATGACAGGGTGTGAAAGTGGGGGGCGGGGGCGTCGCTTTTGGCCGCTGGCGTTGTTCCTGAGCGCTCGTCATCCCACTCAAAGAGGTTTTTTCCGCCTTGATGGAAATCTGCCCCATGAGTAATCATGCCTGAGAAATTGACGAAGCGCGGCCGAGGCCGGCCAGCGCATCAGCCGACCGCCGCGCAGCGTCGGCAGGTGTCGATCGCGGCGGGTGGCGGAATGCGGCACGAGGACATTGCGATCGCGTTGGGAATCGCTCGTGACACGCTCGAGAAGCACTACAGCCACGAACTGACCACCGTCGCCACGATGCGGCGTATGGAAGTGCTTCAGGGTCTGCACGCTGCCGCCAAGCGTGGCAGCAGCTCGGCCGCGAAGGCCTATCTGGCCATCGAGCCGCAACTGGCGGCACCACCAGCCGGCGCGGCTGCTGGGGATGCAGATCCGGTGCCGACGAAGGCACGTCCAGAAGGGAAGAAGGCGCAAGCCGACGCCGACGCCAAGACAGCGCAGGTCGGCACCGAATGGGGTGACCTCCTCCGCACGCCGCCGCCGGCTCTGCAGTGAGTTGGAATCTCGCCTGCCCTGACTGGGTCGCCAGGCTTAGGGCTGGTCAGTCGCTTGTGCCAGACCTTCCGCTGAACAAGAGCGAAGGGGATCGTGCCGTCGCGGTGTTCAACAAGCTACGGCTCGCCGATGTGCCGCTGACACCGACGCTTGCGGAAGCCGGCGGCGACTGGTTCCGCGACATCGTTCGAGCGTTGTTCGGTTCTCTTGATGCTGTGACGCGTGCGCGGGTCATCCGTGAGGTCATGCTGCTGGTCCCGAAGAAGAACTCGAAGACGACCAACGGCGCGCTCCTGATGCTGACGGCGCTCTTGTTGAATGAGCGACCGCGGGCGAATTTCATCCTCACCGGACCGGTTCAGGACTCAGCCGACACCGCCTTTCAGGCTGCGGCGGGAGCGATCGCGCTGGATCCGGTGCTCGACAAGAAGCTGCACGTTCGCGAGCACCTGAAGAAGATCCTGCACCGCGAGACGAAGGCCGAACTCGAGATCATGACCTTCGACCCAGCGGTTCTGACGGGGCAAAAGGTCTCCGGCGGGGTCCTGATCGACGAGCTGCACGTCGTGGCCAAGATGTCGAAGGCAGCGAGCGCAATCCGGCAGTTGCGAGGCGGCATGCTGCCGTTTCCGGAAGCGTTCCTGGCGTTCATCACAACCCAGAGCGAGGACGCGCCGGCCGGTGTCTTCAAGGCCGAGCTCGACAAGGCCCGCGCGATCCGTGACGGTCGACAGGACGGTGCAATGCTGCCGGTTCTGTACGAGTTTCCGCAGGACATGCAGCGCGATCCGGAACAGTGGGCCAACGCCGAAAACTGGCACATGGTCACGCCGAACGCGGGCCGAAGCATCACGATTGCCAGACTGAGGGAAGAGGCGGCGACGGCGAAGGCGACCAGCGCGGCCGAGTTTCGCGCCTGGGCCTCTCAGCACTTGGACGTCGAGATCGGAGTCGCACTGCGCGGCGACGGGTGGGCCGGTTCCGAATTCTGGGCGGCACACGCCGACGAGGATCTCGACCTCGCATCGCTGTTGCAGCGATGCGAGGTGGTCACGGTTGGCCTGGACGGCGGCGGTCTCGACGACATGTTCGGCCTGGCAGTCCTCGGGCGCGAGTCGACGACCGGCCGCTGGCTTCATTGGGGCCACGCATGGATCCACCCGATCGCGCTTGAGCGCCGAAAAGCCGAGGCTCCGCGATACGCTGACTTCGAGAAAGACGGCGACCTGACCATCTGCGACCGAGTCGGCCAAGACACCGAGGAAGTGTCCGACATCGTCGCCCAGATCAACGCGTCCGGACTCCTTGACCGTGTGGGTGTTGACCCGGTCGGCATCGGGTCAGTGGTGGATGCGCTTCACGACAAGAAGCTGACGGACGAGCAGATCGTGGGGATCTCGCAAGGTTGGAAGATGGTCGGCGCAGTAAAGACCGCGGAACGCAAGGTGGCGGCCGGCGACTTGGTGCACGGCGGTTCGCCCCTCATGGCTTGGTGCGTCGGCAACGCTCGGACCGAACTCAAGGGCAACGCTCTTGTCGTCACCAAGGCGGTCAGCGGCTCGGGGAAGATCGACCCACTGATGGCCCTGTTCAATGCCGTCGCGCTGATGAGTCTCAACCCTCAGCCCAGGCGCAAGAAGTACCAGATGTTCTTCACCTGACAAGAACGACACCCCAAAGGCCCCGCGGCATCCGCCCGGGGCCTTTCGCATTTCAGGAGCCCGAATCATGGAACTGATCCGCGCCTACTCGACGATCGACATCAAGGCGATGAACGAAGACAACGGCAAGCGCACGTTCTCCGGCATTGCCAGCACGCCGTCGACTGACCGCATGGGCGACATCGTCGAGCCCAAGGGTATGGAGATCAAGCTGCCGACGCCGCTGCTCTGGCAGCACAACGCCCGCGAGCCGATCGGCTGGGTCACCGCCGCTCGCGTCTCGGCCTCAGGCATCGAGGTCGACTGCGAGGTGGCCAACGTCGACGAAGACGGGCCGCTGCGCGAGCGCCTGCTCGACGCTTGGCAGATGCTCAAGGCCAAGCTGGTTCGCGGCCTGTCGATCGGCTTTAACGCCGTCGAGTCGGCGCGCATCGAGGGCACCTACGGGTACCGCTACCTCAAGACCCAACTGCTCGAGCTGTCAGCCGTGACCATCCCGGCCAACGCTGACTGCTCGATCACTGCAATCAAGTCGGCCGACGAGGCCATCCGCCGCGCCGCGTTCGGTGCACATGGCGGTGGTCGCATCGTCCGACTCGACACCGTGCCGGCGGTCTCCGGTCAGAGCATTCCCGGCGCTTCGGGAGCCCACACCACCCGCCGGAAGGGCGTCGTCTATCTCGACTGACCCGGCCCGGCATCCGCCCAACGCAGAGCCCGCCATCGGCGGGCTTTGTCGCGTCTGGGCTTCCTCACCTCAAGGACTCCCGATCATGAAGATGACTCGAACCCACGCCGGCCTGATGCTGGCTTGCGTCGCCACGCTGGCGGCATTCGCAACCGGCGCGCTCGATCCGCTGCTGCACCTGCTGGGCCTGTCTCCCGACTCGCCGCTGGCGCTGCTCATGCTGGCCAACGGGCCCGGCGCCATCACGACGACGAAGACCATCGGCGAGCGCATCGCCGAGTTCACCGCCAAGCGCGCCGAGCTGGTCGACAAGAAGAACGCCCTGGTCGACAAGGCCATCGTCGTCGAGGGGCGAACCTTCGACGACGCCGAGGCCGAACAGAACGCGGCATACGAGGCCGACATCAAGACCATCGACACCACCCTCGCGCAGCTCAAGTCGCACGAGGCGATCGTCGTGGCCAAGGCCTCGCCAGTCGTGCAGGGCAGCGGCGCCGGGCAGGGCGCGGTGCAGATCCAGGGCAGCGGCCCGATCAGCGTCGTCCGCAATCTGCCGCAGGGCACGGCGTACACCCGCTACGTGATGTGCCTGGCCGCCGCCAAGGGCAACCTGGTGCAAGCCGAGCGCCTGGCCGAAGCGTTCCAGAAGGACACCCCCGAGGTTCTGCACGTCACCAAGGCGATGTCCTACCTCGGCGCGACTTCCGGTGATGACATCGCCATGAAGACCGCGGTCGCGGCTGGCTCGACCTCGTCGACCACCTGGGCCGGCCCGCTGGTGCAGTACCAGGACATGACTGCCGAGTTCATCGGGCTGCTGCGGCCGATGACCGTGCTCGGCCGCCTGGACCTTCGCCGCGTGCCGTTCAACGTCCGCATGCCGCGGCAGACCTCCGGGTCTTCGAGCCAGTTCGTCGGCGAGGGCTCGCCGGCACCGGTCAACGCCCTGGCGTTCGACTCGGTGACGCTGCCCTGGTCCAAGGCCTCGACGATCGTCGTGCTCACCGCCGAGCTGGCGCGCATGTCGAACCCGGCCGCCGAGAGCATCGTCCGCCAGGATCTGCTCGAAGGCTGCGCCGCCTACCTCGACAAGCGTCTGCTTGATCCGGCCTATGCCGGCGTGGCCAACGTGTCGCCGGCGTCGCTGACGAACGGCGTCACCGCGGTACAGGCCACCGGCGCGACGCTGGCGGCGGTCGATGCCAACGTGCGCAGCGTGATGACCACCTTCGCGACCGCTGAGCAGTCGCTCGGCCGCGCGGTCTGGGTCATGTCGGCGTCGAGCGCGATCCGGCTGTCGCTGATGCGTACAAACCAGGACACGCCGGCCTTCCCGGGCCTGACCGTCAACGGCGGCACGTTCTACGGCCTGCCCGTGATCGTGTCGAACAACGTCGTCGGCTCCGGCTCGGCTGGCGACCAGTTCCTGATCCTCATCAACCAGCCCGAGGTCATGCTGGCCGACGAGGGGCAGATGCTCATCGACGTTTCGACCGAGGCCTCGATCGAAATGAACGACGCGCCGAGCGGCGGCGCGACCTCGCTGCGCAGCCTCTGGCAGAACGGCCTGATGGGCGTCAAGGTCGACCGCTGGATCCACTGGACCAAGCGCCGCAGCGAGGCGGTTCAGTTCATCGACAAGGCGCAGAGCTACGCCTCTTGATCGCCGATCGCTGATCGGTAACCCGGCCGGCGGTCACTCGGCCGCCGGCCTTCTCTGAGGGGACGACCATGATCACCTACATGACCCGGCACCTGGTCGCGCAGCGCGCGATGACATACGCTGGCCAGGATCTCGAGCCCGGCGATTCGTTCTATGCCACGCCGGACGACGAGCGCTACTTCACGCGCAACGGCAGCGCGCGCCCTGCGGGCCCGCCGGTTGCGGCTCCGCGGCAGTTCGTGCCGGCCGCGGCGCCAATCGGCGAGACGTCGACGCTCGTGCCGGTGCTGGTTCTCGAAGCCACGAACGCCGGCGCCGATACGCCTTCGGTTCCGGCCGCGCAAGACACGGCGGCGCAGCCGGCAGCCGACACACCAAGCGGCGACCAGGTCGCCAAGACAGAGCCGACCGCAGCCACCACGCCGGAGCGTCCTGCGCCGGCGACCCGCGCGCGCACCAGGCTGTTGACGTCGGCCGGCGAGGCCTCGAACTGACATGCGGCTGCAGGCCCCACTCCTGGCGCGGATGCGCGCTGCCATCATGAAGGCGGCGGTGCAGGCGCTCGGCGTGCGGGATCTGTTCGGAAATCCTGCAGAGCGCAGGCCCGGCGGATGGCAGCAAGGCCTGCAGCTGGAGCCGATCGGCGCGCTGACGTCGTTCGGTGCCGTCTGGGCCTGCAACACCCGCATCGCGAACGACATCGGCAAGCTCGAACCGGTACTGCTCAAGAAGCAGACCGACGGCACCTGGCAGCGCGCGCCTGACAACTCGCCGTTCTGGACCGCCCTGCGCAAGCCGAACGGATTCCAGAACCGCGTGCAGTTCCTGGTCCTCTGGATCACCTTCAAGCTGCTGTTCGGCAACGTCTACGCGCTCAAGGCGCGAGACGCGCGCACGATGGTCGTCGCGCTCTACATCCTCGACCCGCGGCGAGTCACGCCGATGGTCACAACGCAGGGCGACGTCTACTACAGCGTCAGCGGCGACGACCTCGCCCGCTTGCCGGGCGGCGGCATCTTGCCGGCAAGCGAAATCATTCATGACCGCGGCAACACGCTCTGGCATCCGCTGATCGGCGTGTCGCCCATCACTGCATGCGCCACCTCGGCGACGATGGGCCTTCGCATGCAGACGAACTCGGCGAAGTTCTTCGAGAACATGAGCCGGCCGTCTGGGATGCTGACCGCGCCGGGCACGATCGACGACGTCACGGCCGCCCGCCTGAAGGCTGAGTGGGAGAAGAACTACTCCGGCGAAAACCTCGGCCGCCTGGCCGTTCTCGGCGATGGTCTGGAGTACGCCGCAATGACCATACCGGCCAACGACGCGCAGCTGATCGAGCAACTCGCGTGGACGGTCGAGGATGTCGCGCGTGCGCACGGCGTTCCGCTCTACAAGATCGGCGCGGGCCCCATGCCGACGGCCGGCAACGTCGAGGCGCTCGAAGTGCAGTACTACACCGGCTGCCTGCAGATCCTCATCGAGTCTTTCGAGGCGTGCATGGGCGACGGCCTCAGCCTGCCGGCCGACTACAAGGTGCAACTCGACCTCGACGGCCTGCTCCGCATGGATGCAAAGACCCAGGTCGAGATGCTCGCGAAGGCAGTCGGCGGCGCGATCATGAAACCGGACGAGGCGCGCGGCCGACTCAATCTGCCCCCAGTGCCCGGTGGCGATCAGGTCTATCTGCAGCAGCAGAACTACAGCCTCGCAGCACTCGCCAAGCGAGACAAGCGCGACGACCCGTTCGCCACAGCGAAGCCGCCGGCGCCGCCGCCGGCGCCGTCACCGCCAGACGACAGCGCCGCGGCCGACGCTGCTGCGGCTGCAGCCGACGCCGCGGCCAAGGCCATCGCGGCCGCGCAGGCGACTGACACACTCGCGCTGCAGCTGCGCGAAATGACCGGCAGGTTCGAAGCGCTCGAACGCGCATCGATGACCACGCGCGCCGCCGAACTTGAAGGCGGCGAGGATGTTGATGCGATGGTGCGCCGCTTCATGCAGGCGCTCGACGTCGAGGCGGCCGTCGATGGCTGACGGCCGCGACGGCCGCGACGGCCGACCCGGCGAGCCCGGACCGGCCGGGCCACCTGGGCAAGACGGCGCACCCGGGCCAGCTGGCCCCACAGGGCAGCCCGGCCCAGCCGGACCAGCCGGGCCACAGGGCGAGCGCGGAGAGCCGGGCGCGGTCGGCCCGAAGGGCGACACCGGCGACACCGGCCCTGCCGGCCCGGTTGGGCCCGTTGGTCCGCAAGGGCCGCGCGGAGAACCAGGCCCACCGGGGCCCGCCGCGCCTGCGGCAGAACGTGGCGCTTGGCGCCTGATCCCGAAGCGCGACCCGCAGACGATGCTGATCGTCGAGGTCGACCTCATTCCCGTTTGAACCAGGAGCCCCTCATCATGTTGACTCGGTCCAGATTCCTCGCTTCCATGTTCGCGGCGGTCGTGCTCGCGTTCGCCGCCGCTGTGGCCGGCGCTCAAAACCTCTCGACGGCGCAGCTGCAGACGCTGAAGACAGCGATCAATGCGAACCCTGCGTGGTCGGCGTATCCGATGAACAGCGACGGGTACTTCGCGCTCGCGAAGGTGCTCAACGCGACCGCCGTGCCAGCGTTCAAGGTCTGGCGCACAGACGCGAAAACTACCCTGCTGATCGACAGCATCAACCTCGCCAACTACACCCCGAACGACGCAATCGCGGACAGCGATTCGGGCGATCTGCTGCAGCGGAAGAACGGGCGCCTCCTGACGGCGCAAACAAAGCAGATGAACCTGCAGCTGATGCTGCAGGGGCGGGAGACCCTGAACTGCTCGACGGCCACGGTGCGCGCCAATCTGCGCGATGCCGTCATCCTTTTGCCGACCGGCGCAGGTGGCGCAAACACGTCGCCCGGTGGCGCCAGCGGGGCCACCACGCTGACGGCCTGCACTCGCAGCGCGACCGAAGCGGAGAAGATCCTGGCCGGCGCGAACGAGACGACGGGCACGGTCACGGCTGCCGTTCTCGGCTTCGAGGGCGCGCTGACGGCGCAGGACGTCGAGGCGGCACGGCAACTGCCGTGAGGGGTGACCGATGGCCTGGACGAATCCCTATGACACCACGACGGCGTTCACGCAGACAAACCTCGACGGTGTTGCGTCGTCGGCGACTCTGGTCGCCGGGTGGACTTCGGCCAGTGTCACAACGGCGGCCGACGACTACATCATTTCCGCGAACTTTCAGGTCGAGTCGGCCGGGCTCTCTGCCGGTGCGATCAACGTCTATGTGTACACCGGCTTAAACGGCACGTCGAGCTGGCCGGATCTGTTCAGCGCCGGCACCGAGGGCACCGAGGGCACCGCGACGATCCAAGACACCGAGGTGCGCGACTCGGCCTTCGTGCTGATCTGGTCGACAGCGACCGACACGACGGCGTCTCGCAACTACCCGATGCCGCAGATCGGCATCGCGCAGTTTTTCGGCGGGGTGTTGCCGCAGATGTGGGCGATCTTCGTCACGCAGAGCACCGGCGCCGCGCTGGAGACGACCGGCGACCCCAATGTCGTCTATCGCACTCCGGTGATCCACGCGGGCCCCTGACGTGACGGTGCAGAGTCGACGCCTGGCGTCGGTGCGTCAGCCGATCGGTCCGCGCCGGATCGGCGGCTCGCGGTTGGCTCAGGGCATCGGCCTTGTTCTACTTCCGGCGCACAACGGGTTCGACTACATCAACGGGAAGGTCTTCACGCGCATCGGTGGGGCATCTTTCGGAACGACGCCGGCCTATCGCGGTTCGAGCTCATATCGGATCGCGACCGCAAGCACCGACGCGTTCGAAGCAAGTTCGGCGCTCGGTCTCGGCAACACGGTGACGCTCGGGCTGGTCGTCGTGCCTGGCACCCTCGGCTCGACGGTGAACCTTTTCGGCATTGGCAACAGCGCGTCACTGCCGACGCGGAATCGGACGGGCCTGCGCATTGGTTCGACAGGGCTCGCCGAAGCGTATGCGATCGGCGTTACCGGGACGACCGGCGCGGCCGCCTCAAGCGTTGCGCCGAGTGTTGGAGCGCCGAACGTCATCGTCGGGATGTTCAGCGGCACAGCGTCGCGAAAAGTGGTGCTGAACGGCGTCGTCTCAGCGGCCGAAACGACTTCGGCGACGGCCAGCGGGATCAACGTCGTCGCGCTGGGTTCGATGTCCGGGTCGTCTCGGTTGTCAGGTCAGGTTGGCGACTACCTGCTCGCGGTTGCATGGTCGCGAGTGTTGACGGACGACGAGGCGATCGAGTTCTGTTCGAACCCGTGGCAGATCTTTCCCGGTCTCAATCGGCGGGTTCAGGGCGCCGCAGCGGGCGCAGTGGCGGCCGCTCGGTACTATTTCAGCATGATCGGCCAGAGCCGACTCGGGGGCTGACCGATGTTCAAGAATCAGGCCTCGCAGAAGATCGCGCTCTTCGCGTTCACCACTGCCACCGGTGCGCCAAAGACCGGCGACGCGGCCAACCTCACCGCGTATCTGTCGAAGGACTACGGCACGGTCACCGTCTTGACCGACACGAGCGCGACCGAGATGGATGCGACGAACGCGCCCGGCTGGTATCTGTTCGACGTCTCGCAGACCGAATCGAACGGCGACGAGCTGCTCTTCACTGGCAAGTCGGCGACCTCCGGCGTTACGGTGGTCGGCCGGCCGGTGACGACCGTCCCGATCCGCTTCACGACCCTTGCGATCGACGCCGCGGGCTTGGCCGACGCGAACACCGTCAAGATCGAAGGCGCCGACGCGACGGACACGATCCGCGACTCGGCAAACGCGGCCGACATCCTGCAGCGCCTGGTCACGTTGCTCGAGCCCGCAGGCGGCAGCCCGAGCGAGTTCCGCCTCAGCCTTGACGCGCTGCGCCACATGCCGACGCTGATCTGGGGCGCCGAACGCGCGAACTTCACAACGGCCGGCAGCTTCGGCCAGTACGTGCCGGCCAACGTCACCTTCTTCGGCGGTACGGCTGGCAACTTCAGCAGCGGCCGGCCCGAGGTCAACACCACGCACGCAGCGGGCACGGCGTGGAACTCTGGCGCCATCGGTGCCGCAACGCTGGCGTCGGACACCATCACGGCGGCGAAGATCGCGGCCGATGCGATCGGGGCCAGCGAGCTTGCTGCCGACGCGGTGGCCGAGATCCAGTCGGGCCTTGCAACCGCGGCAAACCTGGCCGTCGTGGCCGGCTACCTCGACACCGAGGTCGCCGCCATCAAGGCCAAGACCGACAACCTCCCAAGCGATCCGGCAGACGCGAGCGACATCGCGACGGCGTTCGGCACGGTCAACGCAACGCTGGCCACCATCGACGCGCGGATCGATACCGAGGTGCCGCAGATCAAGCAGGTCACCGACAAGCTGCACAGCATGTTGGAAGCCGCGACCGGGTCGCCTGGCGAATCTCGATTCACGGCCGACGCGCTGCGCAACACGCCGACGAGTTCCGGCGGTTCGAGCGCTGCGGCGATCGCGGCTGCAGTGTGGGACGAGGCGATCTCTGGCCACCTCACCAGCGGCACGACAGGCGCGGCGCTCAACGCGGCCGGCAGCGCCGGCGATCCGTGGGCGACCGTGCTGCCTGGTTCCTACGGGGCCGGCACGGCGGGCTACCTGGTCGGCGCCATCATGACGACTTCGGCCGAGCACTTCCTCACGATGGTCGAGGTCGCGGCCGGGTCGCCGGGCGACTACAAGTTCACGCCCGACGCGCTGCGGGCCTTGATCGGCCTGGTGCCGACCGCGGTCGAGAACGCCGACGCGCTGCTGAATCGCGACATGAGCGCGGTAAGCGACACGACCGCGCGCAGCCCGCTGAATGCCCTTCGGTTCCTGCGCAACAAGTGGTCGATTTCTGGCACGACGTTGACCGTCACCAAGGAAAACGACAGCACGTCAGCCTGGACCGCGACGGTCACGGCCGCGCCTGGGGCCGACCCCATATCCGGCAACGACCCGACTTGATGGAGTAGCGCACATGCCGAAGAGTACCGCCGCCTCGAATTCGATCATCAACCTCATGTACCGGGCCGTGGCCTGGGCGAACGTCGCCGACAATGCGGCCGCGTCTCCGCTGACGAATGTCTACGTCGCGCTGCACACCGCAGACCTCACGGCGTCAACGAACAGCCAGGCCGAGGATGAGACGGCTTACACCGACTACGCCCGGCAGGCGGTCGCGCGGTCAACCGGGTGGGCCGCTGCGAGTGGCGGCGCCACCGAGAACGCGGCCACGATCAGTTTCCCGCAGTGCGGCGCATCAGGCGCAACGCTGACGCACGTCTCCACCGGGGTCGGTGCGAGCGGCGCCACGGCCGTCTGGCACTACGGAGCGCTGAACTCGTCGCTGGCCGTGTCGAGCGGGATCACCCCGCAGTTCGCGGCCGGCGCGCTGACGATCACGGAGGAGTGATGGCAGACCAGCGAAGCGCGATCGAGAAGGCGATGGACGCCAAGATCGGCCCGCCCCTGTACTACTGCGACGACTGCAAGCGCGCGGTCCGGGTGACCATCGTCGAGGGCGCCGAGCCGATCATCGAGCGGCCCTGCAAAGAGCAATGCGGGCACGCCATCATCGCCCCGCGGAAATCGATTCTGGCCGGCGAAGGCGGGCTCAACTTCAAGGACCGGTGCACCGTCAAGTGGTGGCAGATCGCGGCGGCGATCACGGGCCGGAGTGTCTGATGGGCTTTGCCTCGGTTTCGGAGTACGCGGCCGCGGACGAAGCCGGGCAGGTGTGGCTGAGCTCTTTTCGCAAGGTCGTCGCCAGCGCCGCGACGACGACAAGCGCCTGGGTTGACTACACCTACTTCGCCGGCAGCCCGGTCGCGAACTTCTATGCGAGCTCGCCGCTCGTTGCCGCGCTGATCGAGGCGGATAAGGGCATCTATACCGGCGGCAACGTGGCGCCCGCGACGAAGCACATCAAGAACTTGATGCTGATGTCGGCGGCCAGTGCGGCGGCCTCGACGGCCAACGGCCGGCAACAGGTCGCGCTCTGCGACTATCTGCTTTACTACCCGTTCATTGACACCGACGCCATCGGCGAAGAACAGACGCTCGACAACACCGTCACTCTGCCGCGCTACACCGGCGGGCAGGTGGTCGCGGTGGCGCAGTCGGCGGCCTCAACGGTTGGCCAGTTCACCTTCACCTACACGAACCAGGACGGCGTGGCCGGGCGCGTGTCGCAGAACAACTTCACATTCGCGGTAGCCGGCGGCGGGCAGGTGGTTGGCGCCTCAGGCGCCGGCACTTCCTACAACCCGTTCTGCTACCTGCAAGCCGGAGACTCGGCAGTGCGTTCGATTCAGAGCGTGACCATGAGCGCGGCCGGTGGCGGGCTGATGTGCCTGGTGATCGTTCGGCCGCTGCTGAAGTCGGTCATCACCGAGGAATGCCGGACGAACTCGGCGGCGTTCGGTTCGTGCACTGAGCTTGCGTCGGTCATTCACCAAGCTGGCGCGCCGCGCGTGCAGGACGGCGCGGTGCTCGGCCTGCTCGCCTCGGGGTATGCAGGATCCCTCGCCTCGTCAATTCTGGCCGGCGCACTCGAAGTAGCCTGGAGATAGCGATGGGCTGGACAAGTCAAGACGACCTGATCAATCAGCTGACGAACAACGGGAAGGGCGACACCGTCGTCACGACGAAGACCCTCGCAAGCGCAGGCACCGCGGGCGCCTGGACGCTGCTCGCGGGGCATGCTGGGTATCCGCCTGCCGCCACCTTCACGGGCACAGATCTGACCTATGTCCCGACCGACGACACGTGGTCGGAGGGCACGATCTACACCGGCGGCGACGTGTCGCCGGCGACGAAGCACTTCCTCTCTGGCGGCGCCGCGTGCGTGGCCGCGGCGGGTGCGCCTTGGTATCTCATGGCGATCGACCTGGTCGGCTTCGTGCCACTGTCGGGCACGAACGTGAGCACGACCGGCACCAAGACCGTCACGATGACGGCCATCGGATCGAGTGGCAGCAAGGGCGACCGCTACGCCAACGGGCAGGGCCTGCGCCTGTTCGTGGCTGCGGACACCGCGCTCGGCGCCAATGCCCCGACCTGCATCGTCAACTATCTGGACACCGGCGGCGCTTCGGGCGCGACGACGACCTTCACGTCGACCGCGAGCATGGGCATCGGCCAACTGCTGAACACCGGCGCGGCGGCCAACAAGTACAACCCCTTCCTGCCCCTGGCGGCCGGCGACACGGGAGTTTCCGACATCGTGTCGCTCGTCTGGGCAGGCACCGCGCATGCATCGGGGGCGGTAATCATCGGCCTTTGCAAGCCGCTCTGGATGATCCCGGTCCCGGCGACCGGCCTGTACTGCAAGGCCGACTTCGTCAATTCGCTGCCGTCGATGCGCAAGATCCCGGACGGCGCCAACATCCAGTTCCTGCTGTCCCAGACCGGCGCGACCACCTCGGGCGGCACGGTCAACGTCGACTTCGACTACGGCTACGGCGGCTGAAGTGGGCATCCTGGCGAACGGCTTTATCGGCACCACCGGGGTCTTCCAGATCCAGGGCGCGACGGTGCTGAACAACGCCTACCCGTCTGCCAGACTTGCCAACTTCTCCCGGACTGGCGCGGCGCGCAACATCGCGGCCGGGCAGGGGATCAACAGCGGCCTCGTGTCCCTACCTTCCGGCAACCGGCACCCGAGCGCCTGGATGATGCCGCAGAAGCCCGGGGCGCTGGCCGCGCGCAACTCGCTGACGGGCGACGGCGGCGTGACCGAGGCCGACACCTGGGCCGTCAAGCTGGCGCAGGCCGCACTGACCGGATCCGGCTCGCTCGAGGCTGTCGGCGGCCTGATCGTGCAGCTGCTGGCCGACATTGCCGGCACCGGCGGCATCACTGAAGGCGACCTGAAGGCGTTCCTGCAGGCGCTGGCAAACATCAGCGGGTCGGGTGGCATTACGGACGCGCAGGCGACCGGACTGGGCGAGCTGGTGGCCGCGCTTGCCGGGCTCGGATCGCTGGACGCCACGTTGACCGGCACGGGCGAATTGACGGCCGACCTGCTGGTGACCGGCACCGGATTGACGACGTCGAACGTCGGGCAAGCCGTGTGGGCCGCGCTGGCTGCGGCGAATAACGGGGCCGGAACGATGGGCGAGAAGCTGAACGACGCCGGCAGCGGCTCTAACCCGTGGACCGAGGTCATCGAGTCCGGCTTCACTGCTGCGCAGATCCTGCGAATCCTGGCAGCGCATGCGGCCGGCGCGGCGACTGGGTTGGAAGGCTCGAACCCGCAGTTCATCGGGTTGGATGGCATCACGGTTCGAATTGACGGCAGCTATTCGGCCGGCACCCGGAGTATCGACGCACTCGACGGCGACTGACCGATGGGCACGCAAGGCCAGTGGCTCGGCGGCTGGCCCGGCGTTTGGTATGGGTCGGACGAAACTGAAGCCGCATCCGCCGCGCCGCGCGGCCTGCTGGCGTTCTGGGCAGGCGGCGCGGTCGCTGGCGTTGCGCCTACAAGCGCCGCGGCAGTTCGGTCGATGCTGGCGCCTTGGGCCGGCGGCGCTGGCGCGGTTGCGCCGAGTGCTGACGCTACCGGGCCGCGCAGCCTGCTCGCGTTCTGGATCGGTGGCGCCGCTGCTCCGGCAGATGCTGCGCCGCCGCCCGCACCGCCGCCCGCGGCCGCCGGTTCGCGCCCGAGCTTCAGGTACCCCGTACCTGACGACCTGCAGGCGATGAACCGAGCGCGATTGATCGACGACGACGAGCTGCTGCTGCTCATGGCGGCGCAGATCGCGGCCGCTGGGCTGCTGCACTGATGAAGACCCAAACATGGCGCAAGACCTGACCAAACTCGCGGACCGACTCGCCGAAGGCGTGCGGGCCTACGTCTCGCGCAGCCTGGCGCCGCTGCTCGAGCGGTTCGCCGCCATCGAAAGCACGGTCGCAGCGCTGCCGACAACACTGAAGGGCGAGAAGGGCGACCGCGGCGAGGTCGGGCCGCCCGGGAACGTCGGCGAGAAGGGCGAACAGGGCCGCGAGGGACCGATGGGGCCAGCTGGCGACCGAGGGCAACCCGGAGAGCGCGGCGAAAGGGGCGAAACAGGGCCCGCGGGGCCTGGCGGCGAACCCGGTCCGATGGGACTGAAGGGTGACCATGGCGAACGCGGAGAGCGAGGCGAGATCGGGCCGACTGGCGCCGCTGGCGAGAAGGGGGCGCCCGGAGAACGCGGCGAACCCGGTCCGGCCGGTCCGACTGGGCCGCAAGGACCGAAGGGTGAGAAGGGCGAGCCAGGCGAAGCGGGTCCGGCTGGGCCTCGCGGCGAGCCTGGCGAAGTTGGTCCGCCCGGCGCCGATGGCCCTGCCGGGCGTGACGCCGACCCCGAGATCGTGCGCGCGATGGTCGCGGCGGCGGTTCAGCAGGTGCCGGTGCCGAAGGATGGCCGCGACGGCCGAGACGGCGAGCCCGGACGCGACGCGGTGCACGTCGAGATTGTCGACGGCATCGAGCTCGGCAAGCGCTACGGCCGGAACACCTTCGCGGCGTATGGCGGCGGCCTGGTGCGATCGTTCAAGGCGACGGACCCGCTCAGTCCAGACACGGATCTGGAGCGCGCCGGGTGGCATGTCGTCGTGCGCGGCATCGATGATCTGTCGATCGAGCTCGGCGAGGATCTGCGCTCGGTGCACGTGCGCTGCACGATGACCGGCGGCAAGGTGGTCGAGCGGACGCTGGCCATCCCGGCGCTGATCGACCGCGGGATCTTCAGGGGCGAAACGCGCTACGAAGCCGGCGACGTCGTCACCTGGGACGGGTCGATGTGGGTCTGCCGCGGGGTGGCGCTCGACGTTCGGCCGGGCATCCCAAGCGGGCAGCCGCTGCACGAAGAGTCACTCGCGGCCTGGCGCCTGGCGGTCAAGCGAGGCCGCGACGGCCGCGACGGCGTCCGCGGCGAGAAGGGCGAGCGCGGTGCCGAGGGCCGGCCCGGGCGCGACTTGACGCAGATGGGCCCGGACGGGAAGAAGTGGTGAGCTACTCGGGCGCGGGTGATCTGCGGCCGGCCGACGTGCCGGCTCGCGAACCTAGGTGGATCTGCAGCTACTGCGCCGGCGTTCGTCTCGGCGACTCGTGCGAAGGCTGCGGCGCGTCGCGGCTCGATGGCCGGCAGCTGCGGCCGAACGTGCAGCAACCCGCGCCCGACGTTCGTTGATGAACGGGTTCTGGGCGGTGCCGCGGTGCTTCGAGGGCCGCACGGTCGCCGTGCTGGCCAGCGGGCCGAGCATGTCACAGGAGGTCGCCGACATGGTGCGCGCCGCTGGCGTGCCGGCCATCGTCACGAACAACACGTGGCAGCTCGCCCCGTGGGCCTGGGCGCTGTACGCGGCCGATGCCGAATGGTGGGCCCACGAGAGCAACCGAGCGGCGCACGGGTTCGCGGGGCATCGCGTGTCTCTGACGCGCATCAAGGGCGTGCACGAGCTGCGGAACACCGGCCGCCGCGGGTTCGATCCTGATCCGTCGGCGGTGCGCACCGGCAGCACGAGCGGGTACCAAGCGGTGCATGTGGCGGTCCACACCGGGGCCGCGAGAGTCCTGCTCTGCGGCTTCGACTACCGACACACCGGCGGCGAAAAGCACTGGCACGGCGACCACGTCGCAGGCCTGCGCAACACCGACCCGGATCTCTGGCCGACCTGGATCTCGCACTTCGAGAGCCTGCGCGACCAGCTGCCGGCCGGATGCGAGGTCATCAACTGCACGCCGGGGAGCGCGATCGGCGCGTTCCGGCGCATGGATCTGGAGACGGCACTTGCCGAGAGCACTGAACCTGCTACGCCGTAGCGTGCACTACCGCCGCGACGCGTTCGACCGCGGTCTCATCCGTGCCGGCTTCCTGCTGGTCGACCGGGTCGATCGCCCGGAGCCTGGTGACGTCGTGCTTTGCTGGAACCGCTACGGCGGCGCGGCCGAGCAGGCCGACCACTTCGAGCGCCACGGCGCGCGCGTGCTGGTCACCGAGAACTGTCCCCTCGGGAACAGCCTGCACGGCGGCGCCTATTCGCTGGCGCGGTCGCACGTCGCGGTCACTGGCGGCGGTGTGGCCAGTGGTGGGCCCGAGCGCTGGGATTCGTGGGGCATCAACCTCGCGCCGTACCGCGGCGATGCCGGCGAGACCGTCATCCTCGGCCAGCGCGGCATCGGGCACCCGGACGTTGCCAGCCCGGCGCAGTGGGCCGAGCAGGTGCGCGGGCGCATCGGCGGGCGGATCCGCGCGCACCCTGGCACGGGCGAGGCCGTGCCGCTGGTCGATGACCTGGCGCGCGCTGGCGCGGTGATCACCTGGTCGTCAGCAGCCGCGCTGCAAGCGATGGCGCTGGGCGTGCCGGTGTGGCACGCGCACCCGAAGTTCATCGGCGCGCCGGCGGCTCGTCCGCTGGCCGACTGGCCGGGCCCCGGCAAGTGCGACGCGGCGGCGCGTCTGGAAGTCTTCCGCCGCCTGGCCTGGGCGATCTGGTCACTCGAAGAGATCAGCAGCGGCGAAGCGGTGGCGAAGGTGCTCGAACAATGACGACGGCCGCCGAGAAGTTCGAACGCGATGTGGTCAGGCCTCGGCAGGGCCGCACGCTGATCGTCGGCTCGAAGGTGTACGCCGACAAGGAAGACCGCCGCCAGCGTTACCCGGACGCGGTCGGGATCGACATGCTCAGCGGTGACGGTGTCGACGTCGTCGTCAACCTCGAAGAGCCACTGCCGAAGGGGCTCGGCCTCTTCGACCATGTCGAGTGCCTGTCGGTGCTCGAGCATTCGCGCAGGCCCTGGAAGCTGGCCGGCAACCTGCAGCGCCTGATGCGAGACGGCGCCACGTTTCACGTCTCGGCGCCGTTCGTGTGGCGTGTGCACGGCTACCCGAGCGACTACTTCCGATTCACGCGCGAGGGCGTGCGGTCGCTGTTCGATCGCGTCGCCTGGGTGCGACTCGCCTACGCGCACGTCGAGCTCAAGCACAACGACCTGCAGGACGCGGTCGAACTGCCGGAGCCTGGCGGCCATCCCTACTTCGCGCGGTGCGAGGTGGTCGGGTTCGGGGTCAAGCGATGAACATCCTCGTCACCGGCTCCGGCCGCTCCGGCTCGTGGATCATCCGCGGCGAGCAGTTGGGCCGCGCGATGGGCGCGACGGTGCTGGCCAACGCGATCGACATCGGGCCCTTCGACGTCGCGGTCGTCGTCAAGCGCCCACCGGTCGACCTGGTGCGTCGGATCCACGACGCCGCGGTGCCGCTGGTCTGGGACATCGTCGACGCGTGGCCGCAGCCGCACGGCAACGACTGGAGCCGCGACGAGTGCATGACATGGCTTCGCGTGCAGGTGCAGGCGGTGCGGCCGGCGGGCATCGTGGCACCGACCCAAAGGATGGCCGACGACTGCGCCGAGTTCGGCGTTCCGGTCCTGGCGCTGCCGCACCATGCAAGGCCTGGCCAGCGGGTGAACCCGATCCGGCCGCTGCGCTGCATCGGCTACGAAGGCGGCGAGCAGTACGTGCGAGCCTGGGGCCGCGTGATGGCCGAGGAATGTCAGCGGCGCGGCCTGGTGTGGACCATCAACCCCGAGAGCCTGAACGAGTGCGACATCGTCGTCGCGGTGCGCGATCAGGTCGGGTATGCGCCGCGGCACTGGAAGTCGAACGTCAAGCTGGCCAACGCGCAGGGATCCGGGACGCCGATCGTCTGCAATCGCGAACGCGGCTACCTGGAGACCGCCGCCGGCGGCGTGCTGTTTGCGGACACCCGCGACGAAATGTCGGCGGCTCTCGACTGGCTCATGCCCGAGGCGACGCGCCGTTCGTACTCACGCGCGCTGATCGAAGGCGCGCCTACGCTGACCGGATGCGCCTCTGCGCTGCTGCAATGGATCAAGGCGCAGAAGTTCTAGTCGACGACTCGCTGGCGCAGCGTGGTCGGCGGATGCTCAAGGCGCTACACGCTTGCGCGCCGGTGCCGTCCGACATTCACTCGCACTACGTCGGCAACCGGAGGATCCTGATCGTCTGGGGCGGCGGCCGGCCTGATCGCGTCGACCTGCTGAAACGTCACCGCGCCGCCGGCGGCATCACGGTCGCCTGGGATCTGGCCTATTGGGATCGCGAGGGCGCGGCACGGCTCGGCATCAACTCGCTGCACCCGACCGCGGCGCAGCTGGAAAAGGCGCCAGAAGGCCAGGGCCGACGCGACTTCGCGCTGCGTGATGACGCGGACCCGGCAGGGCCGATCCTGCTCGTCGGGCTCGGCCACAAGTCGGCGCGGATGCTCGGTGTCGGCGCGCTCGACTGGGAGCGCAAGCGCCTGCGACAGCTGCAGGCGCGCTTCCCTGGCCGGCCTATCTGGTGGCGGCCAAAGGGCAAGGACTTCATGCCGCTGCCCGACACGGTGCCGCGCTGGGGCATGCCGATCGACGAGGCGCTGCGCGGCTGCTCGCTGGTGGTCTGCCGGCACAGCAACGTCGCGGTCGACGCCTGCGTCGCTGGTGTGCCGGTCGAATGCGACGACGGAGCGGCGGCGGCGCTGTACCGCAGCAACCCGAGCCCGACGTGCGAGCAGCGCGCCGAGTTCCTGCGGCGGCTCACGTTCTGGGAGTGGCGGCCGGACGAAGCCGCGCAGGCATGGGCCTGGATCCTGAGGGTCACCGAATGCGACTGAACATCGGATGCGGGAGCCGCCGCCTGCCGGGCTACACCGGCGTCGACGCTGTTCCACGTGAAGCGGCCGACATCGTCGCGCCAGCCGGAGCGGTGCCGCTCCCTGACGGATGCGCCGATGAGGTGCTGGCGGTGCACCTGGTCGAGCACGTGTTTGCGTGGGAGGTGCCAGCGCTGCTCGCCGAGTGGCATCGCCTCCTGAAGTCTGGCGGCGCGCTGGTGCTCGAGATGCCGGATGCGATGAAGTGCGCGCGGAACCTGGTCAACGGCGTGCAGGGTCGCAAGCCCGACCAGCTGCACATGTGGGGCCTGTACGGCGACGACACGCTGCGCGACCCCTACATGATGCACAAGGCTGGGTGGTGGTTCGCGCGGCTGGCGCCGCTGGTGCAGTCCGCCGGCTTCGTCGACGTCGTCGAGCGCGAGACCCAGTTCCACCCGGCCGGCCGCGGCGTTCGCGACTTTCGCCTGGAGGCGGTGAAACCATGATCCAACTTTTCTCCGGCTTCGACCAGCGCGAGGCCATCGGCTACCACGTCTTCGCCGCCAGCGTCATTGAGCACGCGACGGCGCCCGTGCAGATCTGTCCGCTGACGTCGCGCGGTCTGCCTCAGGGCTCGAACGAGTTCACCTACTCGCGCTTCCTGGTGCCTTCGCTGTGCAACTTTGAGGGGCACGCGATCTTCATGGACGGCGCCGACATGGTCGCGCTGGCCGACATTGCCGAACTCGACGCGCTGTTCGATCCGGCGTTCGCGGTGCAGGTGGTCAAGCATCCGAACTACAAGACCCGGCACTCGATCAAGTATCGAGGCACGACGATGCAGTGCCCGAATCGCGACTATGCCCGGAAGAACTGGGCGAGCGTCATGCTGTTCAACTGTGCACACCCGTACTGGCGCGCGCTGGATCATCTGACGTTGAACAGCGTCGCTGGGCTCTCGTTGCTGCAGTTCGGCGGCCTGCGCCTTGAAGATGACGAGAAGCGCGGCCTAATGCGCGAGGTCGGAGAACTGCCTGACGAGTGGAACCGCATCGTCGACGAAGGCCAACCGGTGGAAGGCGCGAAGCTGTTGCACTGGACCGCGGGCATCCCTGGAATCCCGGCCTATGCACAGAGCCCGGGGGCCGCGCGCTGGTTCGAAGCGCGCGCCATCATGACCGAGGCGCCGTGAACACCCACACCGCCGAGATGCTGCTCTGCATCGCCGGCCTGGCGTTGTTCGTCGTGGTCCTCTACGTCGCGCTGGCGTTCAACGCATGGCGAGACGATCAACGGCGAATGGCACATCGACTGGCTGAGCAGCGCGAGCGCGCAGAGAAGAGGCGGGCACAAGCTGCAGCCCGCAAGGAACGCAAGGGCCCACGATGAATATCACGACCCTGCAGGAGCCGCCGTTCGAGCCGGTCACGCTCGCGGACGTCTATCGCGTGCTGAAGATCGACGCCGATGGATCACCGCCTGAGCACCCGCTCGACGCCGACTTCCTGCGCAACATCACCAGCGCGCGGCGCAACGTCGAGAAGCTCACGCGGCGCTGCCTGATCCGCCAGACGCTGCGACTCAGCGTCGACGGCTTCCCGTCCACTTGCGTCGGCTGGCAACTGGGGCCGCGCTGGGTGCGAGTGCCGACGTCCATCAGACTGTTCCGACCGCCGCTCATCGCAGTGCAGAGCGTCGAGTACTTCGACGCATCGAACGCACTGCAGACCGTCGCCTCGGCGGACTACTACACGACCGACGAAGAGGTGCCAGAGCTGCGCTTCGCCGACACCTTCAGCGCACCGATCGTCTATGACAGGCCCGACGCGCTGCGCGTCACCTACACCGCCGGGTACCTCGGCGCCGGCTCGCCGCCGTCGAGTCAGGAGGAATACGCGGAGCACGTGCCCAGCGAGCTGAAGGATGCGATCCTCGTCGGCGTGCAGATGCTGCAGGTCTCGACCTCGCCGCAGGACTACGAGCTGCTGCAGCGCCTGCAGGCCGCGCTCGTGTCCGGCTACATCGTGCGCCTGGCTCTATGACCTCGCGAGTAACGATCGACCCGCGCCGCCTCGACAAGCGTGTGCGGGTGGAGGTCTCCACCATCACCAAGGGCGCCAGCGGCGGCATGGTCAAGGACTGGACCCTGGTCGGCGTGCGCTGGGCTGGCATCAGCGGCAAAGCCGGCATGAAGCAGAGCGCCACCGACGCCGGCGGCGATGTGCCGGAAGCGACGCACGTCATCACCATGCACTACCTGGCCGGCGTCACGCCGACGACGCACCGGATCAAGCACGGCGCGCAAGTGTTCGAGATCCTGCACGTGCACGACGTTCTCGCGCAGGGCGTGCGGATGGATCTGCTCTGCAGAACGGGAGTCAGCGATGGCTGAAGTGATCGGCGGGCTCGGCGAGCTGAAGGCCAATTTCGCCAAGCTGGGCGAGGCGATGGAACGTCGCGTGGCGCGGGCGATGGTGGCTGCCGGCGGCGCTGTGCTCAAGAAGGAAGCGAAGGCGCTCGCGCAGGGATACGGCTTCAAGCGGACCGGCGCGCTCGTGAAAAACATCGTCATCAAGCGCGAGCCATCGGCGCCGGCCGGTACCGCGCAATATCACCTCGGCGTCCGTCACGGGCGCAACCTCACGAAGAAGCAGAAGACCGAAGGCAAGAGCCTGAAGATGCGCGGCGGGCGCGTCTCGGTCAAGTACAAGGACGACCCCTTCTACTGGCGCTTCCTAGAGTTCGGATGGATCCCGCGCAAGGTCGCACTCAAGGGCGGCAAGCGCAAGAAGGAAGAAGCCCGCAAGCGCGACGCAGCCCGCAAGATTCCCGGCCGCTCGTTCATCGAGAAGGCGCTCACCAACAAGCGGCAGCAGACCATCGACGCGATGGGTGAGCGCCTGCAGCGCGAACTCGACAAGGCCGCCGCCAAGTGAGCACCGTTGCCGAGATCGTCACCGCTGCGCTGTTGCCGGTGTTGAGCAACACGTGGGCCGTTGAGCTGCCGCCGGGGCCGACCTGGCCGGCGCTGGTTTTCGAGGTCGACACCGAGACCGAGGATCAATGGTGCATGGGCGGCGGCTATGACCAGCACGACATCACGGTGACCATCTTCGCGCGGACGCTTGAGCAGATCGAGACGCTGAAGCCGCAGATCCGCGCCGCGTTCGAGGCGCTGGCCTCATTCATGTTCGAAGACAAGGGCGGCGACGCTCCGTTCGAAGACGACCCGAACGTCTTCGGCTACTTCATGACCTTCCGGCTGCGCACCTCGCGCTACTGACCGGACCACCCGAGACGACCGCGATCGCTGTGCGCGCAAGCGCACCGGCGGGCGCAGCCGTGGCCCGAGCAAGGGCAGCCCCTGAAGCCATCAACCACCCAAAGGAACCCACATGGCAAAGCTCATGCGCAAGATGCTCTTGCTCGCACGGATCGAGAGCGTCGCAGGTACTGACTCCGTGCCGACGGCGGCGGCTCACGCGATGCTCGTGCGAAGCACGCAGCCGGAACTGATCACCGCGGAGTACGTCGACCGGGCCAACATCAAGCCCTACTTCGGCAACAACTCGCAGCTCGCCGCGGGCATCCATCGCGAGATCACATTCGAGATGGAAATCGCCGGCGCTGGCACCGCAGGCGGAACGCCGGCGTTCGATTGCCTGCTGCGCGCCTGCGCGTTCGCGGCCAGCACGCCCAGCGGCTCGCCAGGGGAAAAGCAGTACCGGCCGGTCAGCGACAGCATCGAGACGGTGACGCTCTACGCCTACCTCGACGGCATCCGCTGGAAGATGCTCGGCTGCGTCGGCAACGTCTCGATGGCCTTCAACGCGAAGGGCATCCCGGTCTTCTCTTTCCGCTTCGTGGGCGAGTACCAGGCCGGCGCCGACGTGGCACTGCCAAGCGACGCGGACTACACCGACTTCGTCGCGCCGGTCACGGTCGGCAAGGTGTGGACGCCGACCTTCTCGATCCACGGCAACAGCGCGTGCATGTCGAGCCTGTCGATCGACATTGCCAACAACGCGATCTATCGCGACCTCGTGGGCTGCGGCGGGCCGCTGATCACCGACCGCAAGCCGACCGGCACGGCGGTCTTCGAGCTGCCGTCGATCGCGACCTATGCGTGGGACGAGGCGATCAAGAACAGCACGACCGGCGCGCTCAACTTCGTGCACGGCCGCGTCGCCGGGAACATCGTGCAGGTTCAGTGCCCGGCGGTGAGCTGCAATAACGCATCGATCACCGACCAG